CATCAGGTACTAGTGGTTCTACTGGTTCTAATGGAACGGCTGGAGCTTCAGGCTCTTCTAATACTTCTGGAACTTCTGGCTCAACTGGTTCTAATGGAACAGCAGGTGCCTCTGGAAGTTCAACAACCTCAGGAACAAGTGGTACATCCGGTTCTTCAGGTACTTCTGGTATAGCAGGTGCTGCTGGTCTTTCAGCAGTAAGTGCCACTTCTGGTACTTCAGGTTCATCAGGATCTAACGGTACAGCAGGCGCTTCTGGTTCTTCAAGTTCATCAGGAACATCTGGTTCTTCTGGATCAACAGGATCAAATGGTACAGCAGGTCCATCAGGTTCATCTAACACTTCTGGCACTTCAGGTTCAAGCGGATCTACAGGTTCAAATGGAACCGCAGGCCCTTCAGGTTCATCTAATACTTCAGGAACATCTGGCTCAAGTGGTTCGTCTGGAAGTACAGGTACATCAGGAGTAGATGGTGGTTCAGGTGTATCAAGTACATCAGGAACTAGTGGTTCTTCAGGTTCAACAGGTTCTAATGGAACCGCTGGCCCTTCAGGATCTTCAAACACATCAGGTACTGCTGGTTCTAGTGGTTCAACAGGATCAAATGGTACAGCCGGTCCTTCTGGATCCTCAAACACTTCTGGTACTTCAGGCTCAAGTGGTTCTTCAGGCTCAAGTGGTACTTCAGGACTAGCAGGAGCAAGTGGTTTATCAAATACTTCTGGCACTTCAGGTTCAGCAGGTTCAAACGGAACAGCAGGAGCCTCAGGATCTTCTAACACTTCAGGAACTTCAGGTACGAATGGATCAAATGGTACTTCTGGAGCGGCAGGAGCTTCAGGAGCGTCTCAAACTTCAGGCACATCAGGCACATCCGGTAGCTCTGGTACTTCAGGTATAGCAGGGGCTGCTGGTTTATCTGCAGTAAGCGGTACTTCAGGTACAAGCGGTTCAGCTGGTACTTCAGGTTTATCATTTAATGGTACTTCTGGTATTAGTGGTGGTACGTTTACTAATCAACCTGATTATCTAGTTAGAACTACAAGTACAACTCAAATACAAAGTGTATCTTTCCTATATGCTGATGTTACAAATAGTAGATTAGGAATTGGTACAGCATCTCCCGGATATCCTCTAGATGTTTCTGGTCAAATTAATGCTTCAACTGGATATTCTATAGGAGCAGCTCCTGGATATACTGGAGTTATAAACATCCCAATGAACCCTCCAGGAACTCAAAACATAAATGTTGTAGGAGGAATAATTACTGGTGTTTTCTAAGATAGTTTGGATATTTAAATTATTTTTCATATATTTATTGATATAAACTGTTATTAAAATAAATTTATGGCTACAAAAAAATTAACTAAAAAAGAGATTGACGCTCTTAAAGAAATCCAACAAAAAAACACTGCTCTTGTAAATGAATTTGGTAATCTTAGAATTGCTAAATTGCAACTTGAAGCTAGAGAAACTGAACTTGTTAAATTCTTTAATGATTTAAAAGAAGAAGAATCTGAAATGGGTAAAACTCTTTCTGACAAGTATGGTGCTGGTACTATCAACATTGAAAGTGGTGAATTTATCCCTACTGAAGTTGAAAATACCAAAGTAGCTTCATTCTAATTTTATTTAACAAAGGTTATGGAGAAACTACTATATGTAGCGCCTCATTTATCGACAGGAGGATTACCTCAATATTTAGCTAAAAAAATTGAACTATTAAAAAATAGTTATGATATTTATTTAGTTGAATGGGTTGATTGTACTGGTGGTATATTAGTAGTGACTCGCAATAAGATAACGCAGTTAGTTGCCCCTGAAAAGTTCTACACATTAGACGATAATAAACAGCAATTAATCAATATTATTAATAATATCCAACCCGATATTATTCATTTAGAGGAAATACCTGAGTTTTTTATGGATAGTAAGATAGCTGAGCAAATTTATACTCAAGACAGAAAGTATAAAATTGTAGAAACATCTCATGACTCATCTTATGACACAACTCAGAAGAAATTTTTCCCGGATAAGTTTATGTTTGTATCACAATGGCAGATTAATCAATATAAAGATATAGACATTCCTAAAGTATTAGTTGAATATCCTATTGAATATATTGAAAGACCGGATAGAACAGGGGCACTACAAAAATTAGGATTAGATCCTAATAAAAAACATATTCTTCATATTGGATTATTTACTCCCCGTAAAAACCAAGCTGAGTTTTTTGAATATGCTAAAGCGTTACCTCAATATGAGTTCCATTGTGTAGGTAATCAAGCCGACAACTTTAGACATTATTGGGAACCGTTAATGAAAAACAAACCCAATAATTTAACTTGGTGGAATGAAAGAACAGATGTAGATGCTTTTTATCAAGCAATGGATCTATTCCTATTTACATCCAGGGGCACAAACAATGATAAAGAAACAATGCCTCTAGTAATTAGAGAAGCAGTTTCATATCAAATACCTGTTTTAATATATAACCTACCTGTATATCTTAATTATTGGGATGATTATAATGTAAATTACTTAGACTTTACTGATTTTAGTTATAATTTAAGTTTAATTGAATCTACTTTATATTATTCTAATTTACCTAAAACTGAAGAAGAAGCAATAGTAGTTTCAACCTACCCAATTTTAAACTCTATAGTTGAAACAACTAAAGAATGTATTGAGTCTTTAAAGAAAACAGGTAGAAAAATTATATTAACATCACACTTACCAATTCCTAAAGAACTGCAAGAAATAGTTGATTATTGTATCTATGATAATAATAATCTTTTAACTAAACATACATTCTATAGTTATACTTGGTTTGATTATAGTAGTTGGAGAGTAGATTTGATGTTATCTGGAGAAAACAATGATGTTTATCATGGACCATCTGTGTATACTAATTATTACAATGCAGCTTCATTAGCTAATAGTTTAGGTATTAAAAAAATATTCTTTTTAAATTATGATTATATTTTAGAAAATGCTTCTTATATCGACAATGTATCTTTAATATTAAATAATAAACAAGCATATGTTGGTTTAAGAAAAGAACTAGAAGGCAATACAGTTATTACTTATTTTTTAGCTACTAAACCTCAATTTTATTTAGATCATTTTTTACCTATTAAAACATCTAAAGAATATGATTCATTAATGGTAAAATGGGGTAGTGAATCTAACGGATTAGAAAATTTAACATACCATACTTTTAATCAAGATGCTGATAAAATATATTGGGAAGAAGAATCTGAATTTACTAAATTAGTAAAAGATAATTTTACCCATAAAGATTACTCCCGAGTAGAATATTTTTCAGTACTACCTATTAAAGAACATCCAGACCAATTTGCCGTGTTTTTAAATATCGCTAATTCAACTGATAGTAGAAATATTAACATTACAGTTTACGAAGATGAGAATATGCTTTTTGAAGAAACAGTAAATGTTTTACATAAAATAGCTTGGTTTAGACAAGTTATGTTTGATCCTAAAAAAACATACATTATAGTTTATTCATCTTATGATATACATGATCAAACTCAAATAGAAAATAAAAAAATAATAGTTGATGAATATTATATTGAAAATCAATTACCTAAAAACGGAGTCTTAACTTTATATTAACTATGAAAATAGAAAAAACAAAATTTAGTTTTATTATTCCATGTTGGGAACAAACACACTTGCTTAAATGTAATCTTCAAAGTATTGTTTGTCAAACTTATAGTAATTGGGAAGTTATTTTAGTGCATGATGGTTTTAATAATAATCATAAAAATCAATTAGAAGATTATCTTAAAGATCCTAGATTTAAATATACAAATACAGAAATAAGACACGGCCATTGGGGTCATCATAGCAGAGAAGTAGGTACCCAATTAGCAACCGGTGATTGGATTATCCATACTAATGATGATAATTACTTTATGCCTATTTTGCTTGAAGAAATTAATCTAGCAATTACTAGGAATCCTGAAGTAAATTTTGTATATTGGGAAATGATTTTAGGAAAATATAGTAATATTCATAGTCATAATAAAAAAGATTATGGACATTTTATTCCTAAAATCCAACATAGTTATATTGATTTTGGTCAATTTACTACAAAAAGTGAAGTTATAAAAAAATATTCAATAGATAAACATGAAGCAGCAGCTGATGGAATATTAGTAGAAAATATGAAACATGAGTTAATTCCATATTTTATAGATAAGTGTTTATTTGTACATAATTAAAAATGAAAATCTGCCAAGTAAATCCAGGATGTGGAATACCAATTCCTCCACCCACATGGGGAGCAATAGAAAAAATTGTATGGGAATTTACATGCAATTTAAAAGAATTAGGTCATGAAGTAGATATAAAATGGGCTAATGAAATTAAAAAAGGAGATTATGATTTAGTAATGGTTCATGTTGCTAACTTAGCCCTAGAATTAGCAGACAAAGGCATACCTTATATCTTCCAGCATCATGACCACCATGCTTACCATTACGGTAAAGACTCAGATGTTTATAAACAAAATCGAAAGGCTATGGAAAAATCTATTTTTTCTTTAGTACCTGCTCGTTATTTAGTTGATTATTTTGAATTGCCTAATGTGCATTATTTTTCTCATGGAGTAAATACAGATACATTTAAACCAAATGATACAACACCTGTTTATCATAGTTTATTAATGTTAGCAAATAATGGTTTAGGTGGATATGGTTCTTATGATAGAAAAGGATTTGAATTAGGTATTAAAGTAGCTATGGCTTCTAATTTACCTATCACAATAGCTGGTCCAAAAAATAATGAAAATTGGTTTAATGACAATCCTTGGATATTTGGTTATCCTAAGTTAAGTATTTTAACTGAGCCGTCTAATGAACAATTAAGACAACTTTATAACTCACATACAATCTTTTTACACCCATCAGAATTAGAAGCAGGTCATCCTAATTTAACTATATTAGAGGCAGCAGCTTGTGGTTTACCTATACTTGGATGGATTGAAGAAGAAACTACATTCCATGGGTTATGGAGATCACCTCGTGATTTACAAGAAATGTTACGTGGGTTAGATACAATCATAAATGAATATAATGACTACAGGAAATTATCTTTACAAACCGCTGAAAAATTGTCCTGGTTAAATCGTTCTGCTGAATTAATAAATTTATATGAAAGACATATTGGTTAAAGAATATAGTAATACTAAAATATTAAATATTAAAAACAAAAAACCACAAAACACTTTTAATGTTAATTTTGTTAATGGTGCTTTCTTAGAAGTTTTAGGACCATCAGAACAAGAATATAAAGTTAAATTTATTAATAAAAAAACAAATCGTGTATTACATGAAAGTACAATTAATAACAATATGTGGACTCGTACCAACATTAAATATTGTGTTAATTGGCGTATAGAAGTTTATAGTAACAACAATTTAGTATTTGATCATGATTGGTGTGTAAAAGATAAACGCGTTTATATACACATTGATTCTGGGGCTATGGGTGATACTTTAGCATGGTTCCCTTACATTGAAGAATTTAGAAAAACATTTATGTGTGATGTAATTTGTTCTACATTCCACAATGAATGGTTTGAAGGAAATTACCCACATATTGAGTTTGTAAAACCTGGTTCTCAAGTAGATAACCTTTATGCAATGTATAATCTTGGTTGGTTTTATGATGATAAAAAAGTTATATTTGATAAGATACCAATTGACTTTAAAAAATATCCTTTACAACAAACAGCAAGTGAAATTTTAGGGTTAAAATACTCTGAAGTTAAACCTATTATAAACTCACCTAAAACAAAAACAGATATTAAAGGTGATTATGTTGTTATTGCTCCTCATGCTTCAGCCCATGCTAAGTATTGGAATTATAAAGGAGGATGGCAAACTGTTATTGATTATTTAAATGATAAAGGTTATAAAGTAGTAATGCTTACTCAAGAGCCTTTAGGTGATGAATGGCATGACTCTAAACTAGGAGGTACTTTAACAGGTGTAATTAATAAAACTGGAGATTTACCATTACAAGACAGAATGGTTGATATTAGGGATGCTAAAATGTTTATTGGTGTAGGTAGTGGATTAAGTTGGTTATCCTGGTCTTTAAACACACCTACAATTATGATTTCAGGATTTAGCCATCCATATACTGAATTCCAGGAATGTGAACGTGTTTATCCTGAAGATCCTAAAACATGTAAAGGATGTTTTAACCGCAAATGGTTAGATCCAGGCGACTGGGAATGGTGTCCAGACCATAAAGATACCCCTCGCCAATTTGAATGTACTAAAACTATTACTCCAGATCAAGTAATTATGTCAGTTAATAAACTTTTGGATATTTATTAATATATGGCAGGAATTTGGATGGCAACCGGCGTAGGTGCTAATAACACAGGATCATTAGATACTTTTTGGAATGGCCAAATGGCTTCTAGTAACTACAACTATGCTTACTTAGGCATCACACCTCCCTCTACTCCAAATAATAAATTTACATGGCCTACTGGAAGTAGAGGAAATAATGCATTAAAAGACTTTCAAATGTATACTCCCTATCCTGTAGGAACAACTAGAGGTAAATTATACTTCGTTCAATTATCGGCTTATACTATAGACTCTGCCTCTATTGCTACAGCAGCACCAGGAGTAACCTTTACTTCACTTAATGAACCTGCAGGTAATGCTTACTACATAGTAACACCTTCGTTGAATGATTCTACATTCGCCGCTGGATCTCACATAGTACAGTACGCTTTCACCGACGAAGATGATTTATTTCAGAATGGATGGAAATCACAAAGAGGATTACCTAATTCATCTAACCCACTAGCATCAGAAGGAACTTGGGTAAGTTTGATAAATAATATTTCTTGGACACAACCACCATTTAGCTTTAACTTAGCTACACCTGGAGACAAAGCTAGGATTGTAGCAAATATTTTAGCTTACACAGAAAACAGTTATACAATACAGAATACACTTGGTTTGAGTGCCGGTAACTTAGTTAAAGGAGCAGTTGTACTTGGAGGAGACACAACTCCATTTAGCATAACTGGAGAACCACTCTACGCCGGGATAGTCCCGTTACTAGGGTAAAAGAAAATAAAAAGTTTTATAAATAATGAAAAGTTTTGAATTAATAAATTACAATTTTGATGAACAGCGAATTGATCTTCGTGTTTATCACCCTGTTAAGAATGGTTACATAGTAGCTAAAGACATTGATTTAGATGCTACTATATACAAAATGAAGATATGGGACGTACAACCCGGTCTTTATGTATTCTTCCAACCAACCCCTAAACACGGATTTGATTTTAGTAGAGAGGATTTTGGAGGTTTTACCTTAGAATTAATTGATGAAGGTGTAGTCTTAGACAGAATCATTTTGAGGTTTAGATACACTAATCTATACAAGCATAAACAGAATATAAACGATTACTACCATCCATCATTTGTTAATTACCGAGAGTTTTTTGTTGATGACAAATATAAAGACTTTGATTTGAGTAATTGTGAGAAGGTAATTGACGCTGGGGCCAGTGTCGGTTTATTTACTCAATACATTTTAAATAAAGGAGCCAAGCTTGTAGCTGCTATAGAATGTGATGATAGAAGCATCAAGGCTTTAATTAGTAATTTTTTAGATAATATTAATATAACTATTATCGGTGAAGCACTATCTGACCGAGAAGAACAAACCGCTTTATACTGGAAGGAAGATAATCCTTTAATCTCAACTTTAGATATTCAGCACAGTGAATTTTCTACTTTCGATAATCCTAATACTAAAATAGTACAAACAACAACCCTGCAGAATGTAGTAAATACTTTAGGTTGGAATAAAATTAATCTTTTAAAATTAGATATTGAAGGTGAAGAATGGAATGTTATTGATAGTACATCAAATGCTATATTCGAAATAACAGATAAAATTCTTTTAGAATACCACAATTCACAAGGACGTTTAAATTCTATAGTTGAACGTTTTAATTCATTAGGATTTAAATGCCAATTTGAAGATGGATGTAATATTGAAAGTGAAAACGGAACAGTATTCTTTTTTAGCTAATGAAAGACATAAGTATACAGGAATTAATTGACTATCATGTTAAGGATTTCCTTATCGAACCTACTTTATTCCAGCAGGTTTATGAGGAGATAACTACATTTGGTTACTGGCTTAAAGGATTTCAAGCTAACAATATCCTAGAAATTGGATTTAAAGGAAGTTCATTTCATATTATGTCTCAATTATCAACAGGTAAAAAAGCAGCTGTTGATTATGAGGATAAAGGTAGAACAATTTGGTCTCACTATATGATGTATGGAGAAGACTTTAAGTTATTTATAGCTGATTCACAAACTGAAGAAACAAGAGATAAAGTTAAAGAGTTCTGCCCTGAATATGATCTAATTTTTATTGATGGAGATCATTCATATGAAGGTGTAAGACGTGATTTTGAATTATATCAAGAATTATTGTCACCTAGAGGGTATATTGTGTTTCATGATATTGATCCTGACCATATCTTTAGAGATGGTGCTGGTGGACAGGTATATAAATTTTGGCAGGACCTATCTTATGGTTCTAAAACTAACATAGTTACTATAAAATCATCAGGTAAAACAACTTGTTTTGGACAAAAAGAACACTTCGGTGGGATAGGAATCTGGAAACCATGAAATTTAGTATAAGCACATCATTCTATAGAAGAAGCCATTTAGTTGAAAAACTATACAAACAAATTCTAGACCAAACCCATCAAGATTGGGAATGGATTGTTACTGATGACTTTTCAGACTATAACAATGCTGAAGAATTACTAAAGGAAATTTGTAAAAAAGATTCTAGAGTAAAGTACTATCAGCAGTCTAGAAAAAAAGAATGCTTTTATAATCCACAATCTGGAACAACCGGAGAAATAGTAATTCAGTTTGATAGTGATGATTATGCTTATCCTCGCATTTTAGAGGTTTACAATCACTTATTTTTAAAACATCCTGATGTAGCGGGTATAAGCTGTTATTCAAAAAATATAAATGAAAAAGGTGAATTTGTAGAAATTCAAGGAGGAGGCCACTATGATTATGAAGAAATATCTACTTTTAACTATACCCCAATGGGACGGGCTTGGAGAAATATTATACCTAGTTTTGACGAGGGTCAATTAAAGTGGTATCAAAACGATACTAACATAGTTAGATATGTTGAAACTAAAGGAAAATGGTTGTATATTCCTAGAACCTTATATGAGTATAACTACTCAATAGACACATTTTCAAGAGAACCAGGAAGATCAGGTGAAACTTATGCTGAGATTGAAGCAGAAAGATTATTTATTGAAAGCAAGTTCCCTTACTTAAACAATCCAGACAAACTAACAACCTCATTATACTACCTACCTATCAAGTATCAATCTAGAGATTTTGCTATGGGTGATTTTAATACAGCATCTTCAAGACAGAGTATACTTTATGTAAAAGAAGATATTAAGGTATATGAACGTCAGCTACTAAAGGAATTATTCTTTGATCATGATTTGTACTTTGATAGTACTTCAGATATGAAATTTGACGAAGTTATAGTTTGCCTTAACGAACAAACATTCAGTAGTCTAACTAACATTATAGATAAACTAAAACAAACTAATCCAGGCATCCACATTAAACTAAAGTTTGATGAACGTAGTAACATTCCGGAAAATTCTATTCATGATTTAATGAGTGAGAAATTCCCACTTGGTTACGGTTGGTGTCATGGAGGATATGAAACTTACTTCATTACTGCTTTATAAAGATACAATATTTATAACATATAACTGTTACTAAATGGCGAGTATACTCAATAATTCCTCTTTTATTTTTAATCCTGCGGGTAGTATAATTTCTTATCAAGAAGATAAGGTATATTCTGTTTTACCTAATGATGGTACTGTTGATGGTGCTGTTGGTGGAAATAGTGGAGGTGGTACTCGAGTTAACCAACAAGGTTATATTGAAACAGTACCGGCTAATTTAATAAATCAAAGTGAGGCAATTGGATCTAGTCCGTGGATATTAAATGATACATCTGTAACAGCAAACAGTACTATAGCACCTAACGGAACAACAACTGCAGATACTATAGCTAATAATAGTAATAATGCCGCCCATAGAGTATATCAAGGAGCATTTACAGGGTATGGAAGCCCACAAACAATGTCTTTTTCTCTTTATGTAAAATACAATAATCACCAATATTTTAGTTTTGGTCTTACAGATGATAGTGTCTACAGAAGTCAAGTAGTTGTTGATTTAGTAAATGGTACAATTACTCAAAATTTTGTAAACACAGGGGGTGATACTCTAACTTCTACAATAACAAATGTAGGTGGTGGTTGGTATTATGTAACTGGAACTTTTACATATGCAACTTCATTGATTGGAGGTAACTTATACTTTTTATGTATGTTATTAAACCAATCAACATTTACATCTGCCGGTTACGTTGGCACAGGTACAAGTGTATTTGTGTGGGGTGCTATGTTTAATACAGGTGGTGTAAAACCATACCAACCAACAACAGACCGTTTAGGTTATCCTCGAATTGATTATAAAAATGGTAAAGGTAAATTATTACAAGAACCACAAAGAACAAATGTAAACACTTATAGTCAAGATTTTACTAATGCTGTTTGGGGTAAATATAGTGTTACTGTAACAGGAAGTGCTGCTATCTCTCCTGACGGTACTATGAACGCATCTAAACTAGTATTAACAGCTACTAGTGGAGAAATAGGAACATCAGCTCCTGTAAGTGACGGATATACAACTATATTCGCTAAAGCAGGAAATGTTGGTAGATTAAGTTTATATAGAGGAAATACATCTTTTGGTACAGAATTTAATTTATATAACGGAACTATAATAAGTGGAACAGGTACAATTGAACCTTATAAAGATGGATGGTATCGCATAGGAGTTAAAATGGATGCTAACCGATCTATTAATCCTTATTTTGCCGGTGGTTACGCAGTTGGGGATTATGTTTATATTTGGGGAGCCCAAAGCGAAGAAGGAAATTTTGCAACATCATACATCCCAACAACTTCAGCAACAGTAACTAGAGCTGCTAATGATGTTGTTTTCAATTCACCTGGTCCTACAAAAGCATTTGCTTCTAAACCTGGAGTTATATTATATGATTTTGATTTTTATAATTTTGAAAGTGGAAATCGTTACGACACATTTTTATATAATAACCCGTCTGCAGGATCAGATTATTTTTATTTTGCTAATTTAGGAGGATCAGGACAAATATATTGGGATGGAAACAATAGTGGTGGATATTTTTATGCTGGGAGTTTTACTCCTAAACAAGGTAAAAATAGATCTGCTTGGTATTTTACCAATACCAATTCATATTGGTATGTAAATGGATCTTTACTATATACAGGAACATATTTTGATGCTCTTTATTTTACAAATATGCAAACTTATGCTGTCCCTGGTAATAATTTTGCTGTAAATACATTAGCTTCTATTCCTGATACTTCAATAAGTCAAGCCCAAGTTCAAGCTTGGACTAATTTCAATTCAGGTTCAGGTGGTACAATTTCATATTCAGGACCATTTACTATTCATACATTTACAGGTTCAGCAACCTTTACTCCTTCATTTACAGGTCAAGTAGAAGTACTTGTTGTTGCTGGAGGTGGTGGAGGTGGAGGAGCTGAATCTAATGTTAATGGTGGAGGAGGAGGAGGCGGAGGTGCCGGAGGATTACTTTATGTATCTTCTTATGGTGTTTCCGCAGGTAGTGGTATTACTGTAACTATTGGTGCCGGTGGTAGTGGAGGTACTATTGATCAAAACAATGCTACTAACGGGTCAAATTCTGTATTTGGCGGATTAACTGCTATTGGTGGTGGTAGAGGAGGTGCTGATCAAAATCCAAATGTACCTAGTATAGGAGGATCTGGTGGTGGAGCTGGTGGTGACTCAGGAGTAGCAGGTGCTGCAGGTATTACTGGTCAAGGTAATAAAGGAGGAGATGATCTTAATAGTTCAAGATCTGCAGGTGGAGGTGGTGGTGCTGGTGAAGCTGGTGAAAACTCTACAGATACCTCAGGTGTTCTAGATGGAACAGCCGGTGGAGATGGTTTAGCATATTCAATTACTGGATTTTCTACCTATTACTCAGGTGGAGGTGGAGGTGGAGGTAGTCATAACTTCTCAGGAACTATTCCTAATTCAGGTCTTGGTGGACTTGGAGGAGGAGGTAATAGTGTTGGATTAATTAATGGAGTTTTAACCCCTAATACTTCAGGTGTTTCAAATACAGGTGGAGGAGGTGGTGGTGGTGCTAATGCTACTACAGCTGGAAATGGTGGCTCAGGTATAGTAATAGTACGTTATTTAACTTAATATGGATATTTTTGAACAATATTTAGGGTTATGGGGTGTAGATGTAGCAGTTAAAAAATTACGTCCACATGCTCAATTTGAATTATATAATACAACATTTACCAAGTGGAATGATCCTACAGGAACACAACCTCCTACTTGGGAAGAAATAAACGAACAAATAGAAAAAGATAAAACACAATGGGATACTTCGCACACATAAACCAATACAGTGTTGTTACTACTGTTATAGTAGCCACTCAAGAATTTATCAATACAGGCGCCGAAGGCGATCCTACTAATTGGATAGAGACATCAATAGACGGTTCATTCCGCAAACAATACGCGGGTATAGGTTATACCTACGATGCTGAAGCAAATGTATTTATATGTCCCCAACCTTACCCGTCTTGGGTTTTAGACTCAAATTATGATTGGGTAGCTCCTGTGCCTTATCCAAATGATGGTAAGTGTTACGTTTGGGATGAATCAATTATTAATTGGGTAGAAGTACCTTGTATGCCAACTGGATCAATTTAATATGTATCAATACAGAAAATATTTAATGAATGATTTATCTCTATTAAATGAGATAACACAAAGCATTACAACACCTGGTGGTGAAACAACTTGGCAATATACCCAAACAGTTTATGTTATGGGTCCAATTTGTGAACAGTATGTAAGCGCAAGCTCTCCTATGGGAATGCCTATTATGTCTTGCTCACTTTGGTCTACAGCATCAGCAGTAGATATTTTATGGAATCAAGAACCATTACCTAATTTCAGTTCAAGTGAGGTATGGCCTTTTCCTGGTACAGAGTTAACCACATTTGGTAATGCAATGCCTATTTACCAAAAAGATTATTGCGAACGATTTGAATGTCCTACAGGTTCAGCACCTACCGGTTCTCCATATTTATAATCATACACTATGCCAAACCCAGTAGCTGTTAATGACCTATCCCCAATTTCAGGAAGCTTACAGACATCCAGAGTTAGTTACGGGGTAGAAACTGCCGGAAAAAATTACGGGCAAAACTACAACAGTACTAATTGGTATTCCGATATTCCAAATAACGGACAATTCTATACAATTATTTCAGATAATTATACAGCTAACTACTATGTATCTCGCTCAAACGCGGGAGGTGCTTATGTTGAAGGCGGTTTACCTGCAGTAGATGAATATTCAGCTCCTGTGTTTTGGGTAACAGTAGGTACATCTTCTTTAGATGTTATAACAATTGTAAATGGTTTACCGGATAGAATAGGTCAAACTCCATTTAACTCTGGTTCACAAGCGTTGAATTGGATTGCCTCTTCTAGTAATTATTTTGCTGTTGGGCCTGATTATTATGAGCAAATTGATGCTGATAATTTAGGGTTATATATTCATGGTAATCAAATTATTTCATACCCTACAACAGGATCTACTTGGTATGATATAAGTGGTCAAAATAATAGATTTAATTTAATTAACGGGCCTACTTATAACTCAAACGGATGGATTAATTTTGACGGATCAGATGATTATGCTGTAGCTGTTAACACAACTTTACCAAGTAATACTACTTCTTCTTTTACATTAACTGCTGTAGCTAGAACTAGTGGTGGTGGTACTTACCAAACAGTATTAGGTACAGGAGGATTACTTTCTCAGATTGGATTTTACAGTAATAATGCTTTCATGTATGGTAGAAATGGAGGTGGGGGTGGATTACTTTACACCAACGGAGGCACTATAGCTACAGGACGTTTTTATCATTTAACAATGACTTACAATGGTTCAACAGCAACTGCTTATTTAAATGGAGTAGCAACTCAAACGGGAGTTAATATTGGAAGTAATGGAGGAACTAACGGAGTACATGTTTTAAGTTCCTATACTCCTTCAGCAGCTAGTGAAATATTAACTGGGGATATAGCTCAAGCTTTAGTTTATCCTAAAGCACTCACAGCAGCAGAAGTAGCTCAAAACTACTACGGTGGTCCAATAGTAACAAGTGGATTAGTATTTGCTTTAGATGCTGGTAATTTAGTATCATATCCTAAATCAGGAACCGCATGGTACAATTTAACAGGAAGTGTTAATGGTACTTTAACTAATGGACCTACGTTTAGTCCTAAAGATGGAGGTGTTATTGTATTTGATGGAACTGATGATTATATAAATACTACATACAATTCAGCATATGATTTTGCTAATGCTAATTTTTCAATAGAAGCATGGTTTTATGCTAATATTGTACCTAATGGAACCTACGAAATTATATGTACTAGAGCAACTTATGGTGCTAATGAAAGAAGTTTTGAATTGTACATTGCTAATGATACAGGAACTCCATATATTTGGTTTGGAGTGTTCAATTCAAATTGGACTTACGTAAATAATCCTGCACTTACAAATATACAATATAACCAATGGAATCATGTTGTTGCCACATCAGATGGTGCAGGTAATGGTAAGGTATATATCAATGGTGTATTAAAACAAACTAATTCAAGCTTCAATACAGCCGTAACATCAACAACAGTTCCTGTTCAAATAGGAGCTTATGTTGGGGGAGCTGTTGGTGGATTTTTTAATGGTAACATAGCTAGTGTTAACTTATATAACAGAGGATTAACAGCAGACGAAGTCTTACAAAACTATAACGCAACAAAATAATGAGTAGATTTGAAGGTCCACAAGGTATAGTAACAAATGGTTTAGTATTAAACCTAGATGCAGGCGATCCGGATTCATACACTCGCTCACAACCTCCATATGTTGAGGTATTAGTTGTTGCTGGTGGTGGTGGAGGTGGATTTGACTTTGGTGGTGGCGGAGGTGCTGGTGGTTTAATATATAACAGTGCTTATCAATTAACTAATGCCGCTGCTATTACTGTAACTGTTGGTGCTGGTGGATCTGGTGGACCTCCTGCTGGTCAAAGTACAAGTGGAAATAATTCTGTATTTGGTTCACTCACTGCTATTGGAGGTGGAGGAGGAGCTAATGGATCCGGAGCTTATGTTTATGGTCCTGTAAAGAATGGTGGCTCAGGAGGAGGAGCTGGAGGTTGGGTTAGTAGTGAACGTACAATCTTCGGTTTAGGAACGGCTGGGCAAGGATTTAACGGTGGTATAGGAGACCCAAATACTACTAGTGGTGGTGCTGGTGGTGGTGGTGGAGCTGGACAAACTGGTCAAAATGCCAATGGGAGTACAGCTGGTAATGGTGGGAATGGAAATGCATATTCTATTTCAGGAACCTCTACTTATTACGCAGGGGGTGGAGGTGGTGGAACATACCCAAACCCACCAGGAGGCACAGGAGGACTTGGTGGTGGAGGTAATGGTGCTGGTGGAATTAATGTAAATGGGTTTGCTGCTACTGCCAATACTGGTGGTGGCGGAGGAGGAAACTCTGGTGGTGGTGGTGGAAGTGGTGGTAACGGTGGCTCAGGCATAGTTATAGTACGTTACCCAGGTCTCCCAGCAGCAACCGGAGGTACAATTACATACCTAAACGGATACACAATCCATACATTTACCACTAGTGGAACGTTTACACCATATTTGTGGAATGATGTAAGTGGGAATAGTAATAATGGAACGTTAGTTAATGGAATAGGGTTTAATTCTTATCAAAATGGGGGTACTTTAACATTTGATGGTAGTGATGATTTTGTTACAATAGCTGGGGGAACTTTAAATAATGGAAGCACTTTAGAAATGTGGTTCAAACAAACAACCAATAAACAAGTTGAATTACTAAAATATGGAACAGGTACTATTGACACCCCAGGATGTCACGCTGTTTATTATACACCTAACACACTACGTTGTTTGAACTTTATTAATGGGACAAGAACATTTGTAAGTTTAACTCATACAATTAATCTTGGGGACAGTACCTGGAGGCAACTTTTATTATCATACACCGGTAATCTAACCGGAGGCACAGCTTCATTATATATTAATGGACAACTAATAACTTCAACATCAGCAACATCTACAAATTCAAGTTTTGATGGTCCTGGGTTTAGCTCAAATTCATCTTATGCCTTTCCAGGGAATTTATCTACTTTAAGAGTCTATAGTAGAGGTCTATCAGCTGCTGAGGTTCTTCAAAACTACAATGCACAAAAAGCAAGATTTGGTTTATAATTAATATTTATAACAAAATAATAAAATGACAACACAAGAAGAATACGCAAACAGACGCTTTGTAATTTTTAACGTTACAGAACTTCCTTTAATCGACTTTAATCAAGTCTATGAAACCTCAATTGATACAGTTCGTAAATCAGTTGATAAAACTCAAACATTCGTTAAATACGATATGCCTCAACCTTCATCAGTTGCTGCTTTAACTACAAAATCAATCGAATACACATACGATGAGATTTTAACTATTTTAGCAACTCCAGAATGGACAGATCCTAATCCATTCCCTTCAGGTTCAGCAGCTTAATTAAATGTCTAGACCTATAGCATATAATGCTTCTGGTCCTTTATCAGGAAGCATCAGGGGAGGTAATGTTAATTACACTGTAGACAGTGGTAATAGGGACTATACTACCTTTGCTTCTAAAAAATGGGTACCTTCGGCAGACGGTGCTGCCCCAATTGTTTTTGTAACAGACACTTATACTCAAGGGTTTGAAGGTAATCCTAGTCTAGCAGTACCATTGTTTTATTCTTGTAATGGAACAGGTTCGGCAGCTATTTTATATACGGCTAATCGTATACCTGGTTCACCGGGTAATTATTCTGATGCCAATGTTGCATTAAACGATTTAATAAATGCTAGAGGTTATTTTATTTTAGAGTCAAATGATCCATTTGAGGGAGTAGATGCTGATAGTTTAGCATTTGATGTAGATGCTTCTAAAATGTCTTCATATCCACAAACAGGGACTAACTGGAGAGATTTAAGTGGGAAAGGCACAAATGGAACTTTAACTAATAGTCCTACATGGAATTCAAATGGATATTTTGCTTTTGACGGTACTGATGATTATGTAAACTTCCCTAATGACACAGCATTAAATAGTGACAGTATTACAGTTAGTAGTACTTTTTCTCCAGCATTAGCATCACAAAATGGATTTTTATTTGAAAAAGGATATGTGAATACTCAATATGCTTTATTTTTTGAAAATCCTACTTTTAAATTAAGGTTTATGTTTAATGGGATTGGAATGCAAGATTTCCAAGTTGGTAGTTCAACTTATTTTATAGCAAATAGATGGTATAACACTATTGTTACTTATGATGGTAGTGTTGCAAAAATGTATATCAACGGTACTAATGTTTTATCAACAACATATAATGCCACAATCCAAGTCAATAATAACGGTGAAAGAATTGGTAGTTGGTATAATGGTTCAACTACAGGATATCACTTTAATGGAAGTATAGCAAACACTCAAGTTTATCCTAGAGCTTTAACAGAAGCTCAAGTCAAACAAAACTATTTTGGAGCACCAATAGTCACAGACGGTCTAGTATTTGCTGTAGATGCTAATAATATAGTATCATACCCTAAATCAGGAACAGCGTGGTATAATTTAACAGGTAGTGTAGGTAATGGTGCATTAACTAATGGACCTACTTTTAACATAAACAATGGTGGTTCAATTGTATTTGATGGTACAGATGACTATGTTAATTTTGGTTCTACAGGTTTAGATTTTGGAACAGGAAACTTTAATGTTTCTTGTTGGATAAAAACTTCTAATCAAAGTTCAAGTGACTATATGGGAGTTGTTTCTAAATATGATGATGCAGCTGGTACAGGATTATGGATTCAATTAAGTCCTACAAATAGATATGTTGGTTTTGGCTGGGATGGAGGTGCGTTTTTAATATCTACAACATCTGTAAATAATGGAGCCTGGAGGCATATATCATGTCAAAGAACAGGAGCAACAACTGCTGAAATATATGTTGATGGGGTTTTAGTATCCTCTGGTGCTGGAGCAAATACAAATAGTAACACTACAGTCCAATTAGATATTGGAAGAATAAATATCTCAGGAAGATATTTTGATGGTACTGTAGCCAATACTAAAATATACAATAAAGCACTCTCCGCATCCGAAATCCTCCAAAACTATCAAGCTGAACAATACAGATTTGAAACACCAGCTGGCCCAGTAACAAACGGATTAGTACTTAATTTAGAAGCAGACAATTTAGATTCATACCCAGGAACAGGAACAACATGGTATGATATTTCAGGAAATGGAAATAATGTAGCATGGTTACAAAATCCTGTCGGTGGAACTAATGGTAATTCACAAATAAATTGGAACCAAGTACCCGGTGGAGGTATGTTTAATTGGAATCCTACAAATAGTGATACTGACTACTTCTTTAGAACAGATACTACTACAAGCTTACCTACAGGAAATCCTAATTATAGTATTGAGATTGTAGCTAATATGCTAAACAATGGCAATAACTGGCATTTATTTGCTTATGGCCAACAAAATCCCAATCAATCTAACGGTATATATTATAATGTTGGAGCTGATGGTTTATATAAATATTATTTTGGTAATGATTATGTAATGGTTCCTAATTTTTCAAGCAATGTAGGATTTGGAAATAATTTTCATTATGTTGAAACTTACAATCCTTCATCAAGTAATTTAAGATGTTATTTAAATAATAATTTAATAGTTAATGTTACTGTTTCTCCAACTCCAAATATTACATTATACAGTTCTGGAAGATTAGATATTGGAGGAGGAGTAATCACAGATGATAGGCCAGCTTGGGCTGGAAAGATGGGAATATGTCGGTTATATAATCGAACTTTATCATCAACAGAAGTAACTCAAAATTATAATGCTATTAAATCTCAATATGGAGTTTAATTATGGAAGAATCAACTTATATAATATTTAACACTTCTGAAATAGGAACTATTGATTATTCTCAAGTAGAAGAAATTTCACCATCTACTACTAGAAAAACTCAAAATGAATCCTTATCAACAGTCAGATGGCTTGGAGAGATACCCTCTTCAGTTAATGCTTTAAATACCAAACAAGGTCCTTATAATTATAATGAAGCTTTAGTTATTCTTTCTCAACCAGAATGGATAATAACTGGATCTTTATATTACTAAAACTAAATGCCACAACCAGTATCATATAACCCCGGAACACCAGTATCAGGTAGTATACAAGAAAACAGTATCTCATATGTTGTTGATGGACAACAGCGTAACTACAGAGGAGGTTTTGGAGGACTATCTTGGATGAGTGAAGTACCGGCAGAAAACAATGTTATCTTTATAGGTAATTCAACTAGTTTAGGTAGAGGACCGGCAGGTAAACCTTTATTTTATCCGGCTTATAATAACAGTTCGGCAAATATTGTTTATGCCGCTAATACATTACCGGGTTCTCCTAGAAACTTTACTACAACAGGTAGTGCTTATAACTGGGTTGTAACAAATAATTTCTTTATTAATAACTCGGATAATCCTATTCCTAGGATTGATGCTGATGAGTTAGTTTTGTATGTTGATGCTAATCAACCTACATCATATCCACAAACAGGAACTAGTTGGTATGACGCAAGTGGTTTTGGAAATAACGGCTCTTTAATTAACGGTCCTACTTTTAATTCTTCCTTAGGAACTATTTTTTTAGATGGTGTTGATGATTTTGTTACGTGTAGTATAACTAATATAGCTCCTACTACCTTTAATAATCAGGATATTACATTCGAAATGTTATGTAGTACAACAACTAATGATAATGCTTATCATACATTAATGTCTGTAAATGACATAAACTATCCATCAGGCAATTATGCTCATATAACTTTAGGTCAATGGAGAAACGGATTACAAAATGGTAGTTTTTATTGGCAGATAGATACCACTGTTCAAAGTTACTTAATTGATTCTTCTACTACTTATACTTCAACAAATATAGCTACAGGAAAATTTTTCCATGTTGTGGGTACATGGAGTAAAAATGGTGCATCGTACACAGGGACTTTATATGTTAACGGAACTTCTATCGCCTCATCAAATTCTGCTATTACAACTTATACAGCATCTAATGCTACCAAAGCTTATATAGGAAGTGATATTTATAATTCTTATAGACAGGGTAATATAAATAATTCTAAAATATATTCTAAAGCATTATCACTTTCAGAAGTTAAACAAAACTATTTCCAAAGTAATATTGTTCAAGATGGATTAGTATTCATGGTAGATGCTAATAATTTAGTATCATATCCTAAATCAGGAACAGCATGGTATAACTTAACAGGTAGTGTAGCTAGTGCTACATTGACTAACGGACCTACTTTTAATAATATAAACGGTGGTATTATTAATTTTGATGGAGTAGATGATTATGCTGTAACATCTAATTTCCCATCATTATCTAATTGGAGTACAGAAATGTGGTTAAATCCTAATGTTTATACTACAGCTCAAAAAGTAATCCTAGATGTGAATTTAGGAATTAGATTTGAAATATCAAATGGTTTTTTTAACTCACATTTTGGAGATGGAAGTGGATGGATTTACACTAATTTACCTTCAACTACTCAAATAGCTCCTAATACCTGGTTTCATGTTATTGTAACAGTAGATGCTAGTGTAAATTACCAAGCTAAAGTTTATGTAAATGGAGTACTGGAAAATACAACAGGTACATCTTCTGGCACTACACCTAATGTACCTCTGTATATTGCAAGATTTACGGGAGCAGGAGGATATGAATTTAATGGAAAAATTGCAAACACTAGAATATATAGTAAAGCACTCACAGCATCAGAAGTCCAACAAAACTATCAAGCAACTAAAGACAAATTCCAAGGCCAACAAATAGTAACAAACGGATTAATAATTAATTTAGATTCAGCTAATAAAGATTCATACCCCGGAACAGGAACAACATGGACTGATTTAAGCGGAAATGCTAATAACGGTACTTTAATTAATGGACCTAGCTTTAACATTGATAGCGGTGGTTGTATCGACTTTGATGGAATTGATGACTCCGTTACTGGTAATAAACCAGTTCTCAGTGCTGTAACTTTAGAATACTACTGTAAATTAACAGGTAATTCAACTGGAGGATATCCACATTTGGTAATGAGTGGAAACACGTTTATAGGCCTTGTAGGGAACACGTCTTCTGCTAGATTTAGGATAGCTATTAATCCCGGAGCTGGTTATTCAGAAATTACTTCAGACTTACTAAATCCTTCAGCAACTTTTAAACTATACAGTATGACTTATGACGGCACTACTGTAAAAATGTTTGTTAACGGAGTTCAACAAGCAAGTACTATGAATATAGCTTCTACATTTGAATTAATGACCGGAAACGCTTACCAGCTTTCTGCAGTTACAACACCCTCTTATGATAAAGCTCCTAATAAGATGGCTGCTTTTAGAATATACAACAGAGCATTATCTGCAACCGAAATAGCTCAAAACTATAATGCAACCAAAGGAAGATTCGGACTATAATTTAAAACTTAACTAAAAAACATATATTTATTAACATATGGCATTAAAAACCCTCTCTACATCAGGTATATCTAACGGTAATGTTATATTACCCGGACAAGTAACTCAATCAGTTGACGCATTTACTGGTACTGAGGGATACGCCATAACATTATCTGGTTCATTTGCATTCTCTGGAGCGACTACAGGTAGTGGTTTTTTTACTAATGCTGTTTCTTCTAGTAAAATATTTGTAGCTAGTAATGCTTCTACAAACAATGAATATACATTAGTATTTAAAAACTCAACAGCTGCTTTAGATGATTATTATCAATTAGCAGCGGATGGTACTAACGGTCCTTACTACAATCCTTCTCTTAATGTGCTAGGTGGACTAGGCGGAATGACAGTTTCAGGCTCAGTAGGTAAATTTACCTCTATTACAGGTTCATTATCTGGTAGTGTAGCAGGAACTGCTTCTTATGCTGTTTCAGCCTCTAATGCTGTATCAGCTGCTACTTCAGATACATCTACTTCAACTTTAGGTAATACAAGTTATTATGTACCTAGTGGTTCAGTAGTAGCAGTAGCTGGTATATTAAAAATGTTTGCTGGAGCTGGTAAAACATCAACAACCCCTCCATATCAGGCTGTAGTAACTGTAAGCCCAGTTGATTTAACTGGCAAAACATTAAATCAAAATTTATTTTTAGGATTAGCAGTATCTCAATCTAATCAAGTGGTGACCGCTCTTACAAGTAATAATACATCAATTACTTTTGAAAGTGCTGCTCCTGGTGGTGTTGATTTTACATTTATTGGAACTTATATTTAAAAAATAACATATGGAAACAAAAGTTTTAGAACAAGAAGAAATCCAAGCAATTAAGGATTTAAAAGTGAAAAGAGAACAGTTAATGGCTGATTTTGGTTTTATTGAAATAAGAATCCAAGAATTAACTTTACAAAAAGAAACATTAACTAATCTTTTAGTAGAAGTTATGAACTCAGAAGCTACATTAAACAATACTCTTCAATCTAAGTACGGTAACGGAAGTATAGATTTGGACAAGGGAGAAATTACTGTAGTGGGTTAATTTTGATTTTTTCTATGATATTTATCATAGAATAAAAATCATTAATTTTTAAAACATGGCAGAAACTTTAATATCCCCTGGCGTACTCGCACTTGAAAACGATCAGTCATTTATCACCCAACAGCCAGTAACTGTAGGAGCCGCTCTTATTGGTCCTACTGTTAAAGGCCCTGTAGAAATTCCTACAATCGTTACTTCATACAGTGATTATCAGAATAAATTTGGTACTACTTTTTTAAGTGCTAGCCAAGTTTACACTTATTTCACCTCAATTGCTGCTTTCAACTATTTTAATAACGGTGGAGAGACATTGTTGGTATCACGAGTAGTGAGTGGTTCATTCACTTCAGCTACAACCGCTACAGGTTCAGTAACTGGTGGATCAGGTGGTGGAGTATCTATTTTAAACTCAGCCTCAGCAGCTGAAGCTTTAGTATTAAATACTATTTCACAAGGTAAATTAATGAACAGTTCTTGCTCATTAGATGCTAGTGGATCATTAACAGCTTCAGGTTCAGCTGATAATATCAGATGGCAAATTGCAAACCAAGATACCGCTAACGGTACTTTTAGTTTGTTTATTCGTCAAGGTGATGACACTACAAATAACATTACTGTATTAGAAAGTTGGACTAACTTATCAATGGACCCAACCGCTCCTAATTTCGTATCTAGAATAATTGGTAACCAAGTAAAATCTTACAATTCTGTAGATAACCAAATTTCAATCACTGGAGACTATCCTAACAATTCAAGATACGTGTATGTACAAAGTGTTAAAACTCCTACACCATTCTATTTTGATAATAACGGTATAGCTAAATCAACATTAACCGGATCTCTTCCAGCTAACGCAAGTGGATCATTCATAGGTGCTGTTGGTGATTTATTCGGTTCAGGCGCTGATTATTATAATAACATTGATGTTGCTTCAACTAACACTCAAGGTTTAACAGGCAGCGATTACAGTGATATGATTAGTTTGATGGCTAATGCTGATGACTACAGATACAATGTATTGTTAACTCCTGGTTTATTTGCTAATACAGCTACTATTGGTGCTTCCCAAGTAACATCAATCATTAGTAACACTCAAAATCGTGGAGATGCTATTTATGTAACTGATTTAGTACCTTTTAGTTCAAGTGTTAATGATGCTACCTCAGCTGCTAACGCTAAAAATACTTCATACGCTGCTTCATACTGGCCTTGGGTTCAAACAGTTGATCCAGATTCTGCTCAATTGGTTTGGGTACCAGCTTCAACTATGGTTGGTGGTGTTTATGCTTACAATGATACAGTATCAGAGCCTTGGTTTGCACCTGCAGGTATTAACAGAGGTGGTTTAAGCACAGTGGTAAGAGCTGAAAAGAAATTGACTCAATCACAACGCGACACTTTATATCAAAATAAAGTTAACCCAATTGCTACTTTCCCCGGAACTGGAGTTGTAGTTTACGGACAAAAAACATTACAAACTAAAGCTAGCGCTTTGGATCGTGTAAACGTTCGTCGTTTGTTAATTGCTCTTAAATCTTACATTTCTCAAGTTGCTCAAAACTTGGTATTTGAACAGAACACAATTGCTACTCGTACTAGTTTCTTGAACCAAGTTAACCCATATTTGGAATCAGTTCAACAACGTCAAGGTTTGTATGCTTTTAAAGTAGTAATGGATGATAGCAATAACACTCCTGATGTAATTGATAGAAACCAATTGGTTGGTCAAATTTACTTACAGCCGACTAAGACAGCTGAATTCATTTACTTGGATTTCAACATCTTACCTACTGGAGCAACTTTCCCAGCGTAATTTTTTAAAAACAGAATATTTATAACAAAACAAATAAATAAATAAAATGGCAGTATTAGATCCAAACGAAATATTTTTCACAGCCTTTGAACCCAAACAGGCAAACCGATTCATTATGTATATTGACGGTATACCAGCGTATGAGATTAAAGGTGTTGGTGCAGTCACATTAACTCAAGGTACTGTTCCTTTAAACCATATAAACGTTCAACGCTTTGTAAAAGGTAAAACCACTTGGGGTACTATCCAATTTACATTATTCGATCCTATTACTCCTTCAGGAGCTCAGGCTGTAATGGAATGGGTACGTTTACACCACGAATCAGTAACTGGTCGTGATGGTTATAGTGATTTCTACAAGAAAGACTTAACTTTCGATGTATTAGGACCTGTAGGCGATATCGTATCAGAATGGATTATTAAAGGTGCTTTAATCACAGATGCTAACTTCGGTGATTACAGTTGGGATACTGTTGATACTGCTGTTAACATTACAATGACTGTTCAACCTGATTACTGTGTGTTAAATTTCTAATAATAGTAAAAATAAGATTAAAAGAGCTCGCATTTTTTGCGAGCTTCTTTTTTTTATTAATATTTATAACAAAATAAGTTTATGAGCGAATTTAAGTTTCCAACAGAAGTTGTAGAATTGCCCTCCAAAGGATTAGTTTACCCGGAAGGCCACATTTTAAGAAGCGGTAAAGTAGAAATGAAGTACATGACCGCAAAAGAAGAAGATATTTTATCAAACCAAAACTTTATTTCAAAAGGTATTGTGTTAGATAAATTATTAGAATCACTAACACTAGGTAAATTTGATATTAAAGACCTAATCACTGGTGATAAAAATGCTATCTTAGTAGCTTCTCGTGTTTTAGGTTATGGTAAAGAATATTCATTTACTTATGGTGGAAAAGAACATACTGTTGATTTATCTACTTTAGAAAATAAATTATTTAATGATTCCTTAGTATCTAGTAAAGGCACTTTTACATTTACTCTCCCTACATCAGGAACTAAGTTAGAGTTTAAACTTTTAAATGAAAAAGACGAGGAAAAAATTAAACAAGAAATTGAAGGTTTAAAAAAGATTAATAGAGAATCTTCAACAGATGTTACAACAAGATTAAAATACCAAATTATTTCTGTTGATGGTAGTGAGGATAAAACAGCTATTAAAGATTTTGTTGATAATTATTTACTAGCCTCAGACTCACGTGCCTTAAGAGCATATATAAAAATGATATCTCCTGATGTTGATTTAATAGCTAAAGTAATGATTGATGGTGTTGAGGAGGACATCGACATTCCTATTAATCTTAACTTTTTTTGGCCTGACATTTAACAATACTGCTGAATTTAGATTAACTATTTTTAATCAAATTCATGAAATAGTATTCCATGGTCAAGGTGGCTATAGTTATGATGTTATTTATAACATGCCCATTTGGTTACGTAATTATACATTTAATAGATTAAAAGAATATTATCACCAATCAACTAATACTAAAAATGAAGATAGTTGGACTCAAGGTAGTGTAAAAGAAGAAGCATCTAAAAATAAACAAGTACAAGTACCTACATATGTAACAAAGGCATCTAAAAAATGATGCCTTTTCATATTTATAATAAACTATTTTAAATGACTGACGACAAAAAGATAAAACAATTAGAAAAGTTAATAGCTGAGTATGAAAAACTTAGTAAAACTAAGTATGAATTTAATATTGATACATCTAATTTAAAACAAGTTGAGTCACAAATTAGAGTAATAGGTAGAGCTGTAAAAGATCTTAAAGATGAAGCAGCTAAATTAGATAATACTTTTGGAAACTTACAGGGTGAACTTGAAGGTATTGTAAAAGAAATGGGTAACTGGGGTTCAACTACTAGTAAAGCAAATAAAGCCTTTAAAAATATAGCTGATATTACAAACAGATTAAAGTATGATGAAAAAGGATTAAGTGAATTATCTAAAAAAGATCTTGAAAGACTTCAGAAAAAACTTAAAATCAATAAAGAAGAATTAGTAGATGCTGCTAAATCAATCCAAATAAAATATAAAATTACTGATTTAACAGAAGAAGCAATAAAAAATACTCAAGATTTATCTGAAGAAGAAGCAGCTATTTTAAGAGGTTATTTAGATCAATTTGGAATTATTGATAGGATAAATAATAAAACTAAAGAAAGATTAATTGAAGAAAAAAAGATTGAAAAACAAATTGGTTTAGCTGGTAAAGCATTAGATGGTTTAAAGAAAATTCCTATTTTAGGAGATATATTAAACATTGATGATGCTAAAGAAGATATGAGAGACCTTGCTAAACAAGGTAAAGGTAGTTTTGAAATATTAGGGAAAGGATTATCGTCTGCTTTTAGTGGATTAGGTCCATTAGCAATTATAGCAGGAATAGCTAAAGCAATTCAAATGCTTGTTGGGGTTATGTTTGATGCTGATAAACGAATTACTTCTTTATCAAGAAATCTTCAAATAACTAAAGAAGAAGCTCAAGGTGTTGATACTTATTTTAAGTCTATAAAAAGTAGCCTTGAAACCCAATTTAAACTTACTAAAGAAATATACCAAGCCCAAGCTGAACTTTCAGAATTATCTGCTTTATCTAGTTTTTATTCTAAAGAAGCAATAGATGCTCAAATTATTTTAACCAAAGAACTAAAATTATCAGTTGATGAAGCTACTAGTTTAAATAAAATTTTTGAAGTAAATAATGAGAAAAACACAGATGCTTTAGATACTGCTTATAACACAGTAGCTCAATATGCTAATCAAAATAAATATTTATTTAGTGCTCAAAAAATATTAAGTCAAGCTTCAAAAGTTAGTGGTCAATTATTAGTATCTTTTAAAGGAAGTTCTAAAGCATTATTTCAAGCAACATTAGAAGCTAATAAATTAGGCACTTCTTTAGAAAAAACTAAAGGAGTAACAGATTCATTACTTAATTTTGAAGAATCAATTTCAGCTGAATTAGAAGCAGAATTATTAACTGGCAAGGATTTAAATTTAGATAGAGCTAGAGCTTTAGCTTTACAAGGAGATTATGTAGGTGCTACTAAAGCCGCTCTTGAAAATGTAGGTGGATTAGCTGAATTTCAAAAGTTATTACCTATACAACAAAGAGCTTTAGCTAAAGCTGTTGGTATGACTGGTGATGAATTAGCTGATGTTCTTATACAAGAAAAATTAATAGAACAAAATCAAAAAGAACAATATGATAGGTTTATAGAAGCAGGACAAGAAAGACTAGCCCAAAAATTAGCTGAAGGTAAACTAACGCAAGATGATATTAAAGCTGCTAATACACGATTAGATGCTCAAGAAAAATTTAATTTAGCTTTAGATCAAGCTAAAGAAGTATTTACTGATTTAGTCACTGGTGGTACTTTAGATAAATTAATAACTGCTTTAAAAGCTTTAGCAGATGCTTTATCTGAAGGTGGGTCTATTTTTTCACTACCTGAACGATTTTCAAAAGCTCTAGAAAAAAGAAAAGAACAAGAAGCTAAACAAACTATAGCAATGTTCAATGAAAGAGTAAAAACAGAAGGTGTTAAAAAAGCGGATTTATCTCCTCAAGAATTAACTAAATTAGAAGAAGCAGAAAATTATTTTAAAAGAAAAAAAGCAGCTGATGAAAATTATAATAAAAATTATAAACCAACCGAAAAAAGAACAGCTATAAACACTGCTCTTTCAGGTGGTAATTTTGCAATGAGTGGTTTTCTGGGAGATATTATTGATAAACAAGCTATTAAGGAAGGTGTTATTCCTGTTAAAGATTATGTTATTAAATCTCTTCCTGAAGACACAGTAGTAGGAGCTGGTGGTACTAAATTAGGCAGAACAGATGAAATGGTTACCCTACTTAAAGAGCTTATAGCTATATCTTCAAAACAATCAATGCCTAAAATATACTTAGGAACAACAGAATTAAACACAGCAACATCTATGGGTACTTATGCTTTAAATGAAGGTGTTACAAGTTAATATGTATAATAAAATAAAACTATGGATCTCTTAAACAAACTACAAACTCAAGGATCAAACCTAACAAATTTAGACGGAGGTACTCCTGAAAAATTTAGTGGGGCTTCTAATTACCCAAAAGGTTTAGCTGCATCTCAATTAGATTTAGATGGTAAAAAACCTTTAGCTTATGATAGATCCTCTAAATATCAAGAAAGTTTAGCTAAATCTCAATTAGATTTAGACGGTAGAACCCCTAACAAATATTTAGATAATCCTCCTCGTTAATGGGATTAATAAACCTAAAAACGGATCTTAAGTCCCTACGGTATGGGAATGACAGGGTCAATGGAGGTAATAGTGGGCAACCATATATTACCACTCCCATTCCTGATAGGATTGGTCCTTATATAGGTACAACTGATTTCTTATTAAGAGGTGGTATTAATGCTGTTAGAGATACAGCCGCGGATGTTGAACGTTTAACTAAAATGTTTAGAGATACCAAATCACCAAACGGTATCTTATTTACAGCTAAACAACAATTATTATCTCGTACTGCTGTTCGTACACAAACAAGCAGTATATTAAATGAAGGTGCTTATTCACCGCTAAATACATTAGCACAAACAGGTGTTGTTGCTTTTGGTGGACATTTAAATAAACAAGGTAGAAATCCGTCTGCTGGAACTGGTGCTTTTGCTAACAATGAAAATTTATATGATGTTAGAGTAACTCCAACAGTAGCAAATCCAAAAACAAATACTAATAGATTAATTAATTTATTAGATGCTAATATCTTACAATCATCAAAAACCAATAATAATATAATCCTTAATAATGGACCAGATGTAATGACTTACACTGGAGGACCAGGTTCAAATTTAGGAATAGGAAATACAAACATAAGATATTCTAAAACATCTAAAACCTTTTTATCTCAACCTAGTAAAAATTCCTATTTTAATAATGATACTTGGGTTTATAATTCTACATTAATTAGTAAACCTTTTGCTCCTTCAACTGTTCCTTTTCCTCTTTTACAAACTGGACCCCAACCTAATTCTTTAAGTACACCTAACGGCAGCAAATCATCTCCAGAAATTCAAGATTTTAGAAAAATTTTAAGAAATCAAATAGGAGATTTAAAACAAAATGGTAGAACATCTACAGAAAGTGGAGCCACTCCTTTAGCTCCTGATTATCAAACCCAAAATTATGACCTAAGAACTAACTTAGGCCAACCAGGTCGACGATCCGGTAAAAGCTATGCTAATTATACTGATGGTTTATCATACACTGGAGTAAGTATTACATCACCCGGAGCAACCAATCTTGGATCTTTTCAACCTGGATTAGATAAAATTAATTCTGTTCCTATTTATCGAAGTCAAGAAGCAAGTACAGATTCTAATTTAGATGATTTAGTTAATTTTAGAATAGCGGTTATTGATAATAATGAACCAACGTTTAAAACTTTTTTACACTTTAGAGCATTTTTAGGTGGGATGTCTGATTCATACCAAGCAGAATGGTCACCGTTTAGATATTTAGGAAGAGGAGAAAATTTTTACACCTACAATGGGTTTACTAGAACTATTACATTATCTTGGACAGTAGCAGCTCAATCAAAACAAGAGCTTATACCCATGTATAAAAAATTAAACTATTTAGCTTCAACAACTGCTCCTGATTATAGTCCTCAGGGGTATATGAGAGGAAATATAGTCCAATTAACTGTTGGAGGATATGTTTATGAACAACCCGGCATTATAACTAGTTTAACTTATGATATTCAGGATGATTCACCATGGGAAATAGGAATTGATACAAATGGAGGTGTAGATGATAGTGTTAAACAAATGCCTCATATTATACGAGTTTCATCTTTTAACTTTATACCTATTCAAAACTTTATTCCATCTAAACAATCATTAACTTTTTCAAATAGAGCAACTGAAGATTTCAGCACTGATAATTCTGTAGGATTTGCTAATGCTTATGGTGACCAACAATTTATATCTTTAGCTAATAGTAGTGGTAATGATTATCCTATAAAAACAATTAAAACACCTGAGCCTACTGGCGGTCCAACTAACTTTACAGGAAATGCTCCTATTAGTGACAATCCTGAATTAGTATTCTAATAATATGAATAGATATCAAAACATACCAAAAACTAAAATAGATAAAAAATTAGTATATGTCACTTCTCGCTATCCAGAAGTACCAGTTACTTCTGATGATATCTATGTTTATACTGTTCAAGGTGACAGGTTTGATGTTTTAGCATTACAATATTATAAAAATAGTTCTTTATGGTGGGTTATATCCATAGCTAATACAGATAAATTACCTCAAAATTCATTAGTTATTCCTGAAGGATTGCAAATTAGAATACCTGCTTTTTATGCTGGAGTAGTAAGTGCTTTTAATACAATAAATTCTTAATTATGTCAAATATAATAGGGGAAGGTTTTGAATCATTTGTTGATGAACAAGTTAATAAAAGACAAGAAATCTTAGGATCAATTAATAGAACAACAGAACAAATCCTTTGGGCTAATAGTAAAACTAGTTTTGTTAAATTAGTATCATCAGCTAACATAACTGACTTAAATATGTTAGGTGGTGGATTTGCTAAATCTGATGAGTTAGCTATTAAATATGTTTTATTTAATGGTGTTACTGATGAAATTCCTAGAACTAATCCTGGTATTGAAAACTTTCAAAGAGCAGGAATTGACTCAAGTAGAGTTTATGATAATATGGGAGCATATGGTTTAGGAGGAACAGAATGGGGAATTCAGCCTATGCCCGGTATTGTATCTGCTAATATAAAAAGTGAGACTATGGGCTCTCTTAGAACAGGTACAGTTCAAATTAAAGCTAACAATAAAACTCAATTTGATATAATTAGTACATTATATTTAAGAGTAGGTTATACTATGTTATTAGAATGGGGTAATACATCTTATTTTAATAATATAGGAAACTATGTTTCTGATAATATAACTAGTTTAGCTGACTCATTTTTAATTAAAAAATATAATTTCGGTTATATAAAGGATGAACTAGGTACAGATGTTGTAACTTATAATAACTTACTTAAAGCTGTAGCAATCCAACGAGAATATACTGATGGTAACTATGATGCTTTAATAGGCAGAGTAGTAAATTATAGTTGGACATTTAATAGAGATGGTTCTTATGACATAACTATTATTTTAAGAAGCGCAGGTGATGTTATAGAAGCACTTAAAACTAACCTTTTACTTCCTGGAAAACCTACTTTTCTCCAAACAGAAGGACCAACTAGACCTACTACTTTTAATCTAAGTGAAGCCCTATCAGCAGGATTACCTAACACTTCTGAAGACACAATAGTATCTTTTGCTCAAAGCAGTACTATAGGAGCTGTGTTTGCTGAAATTCAAAAATTGATTCCAAAAACAAATACTATAGGGACTAATACTTATTCTCTTGATGGATCAAAATCTGTTGATTATTTCTCTCAATCATACACAACAGGTCAAACCCAATACTTTGTTCGATTTGGTACTTTTTTACAACTAATAAAAAATAGTATCATCCCAACAATAAATGATACTAGTGAGAAAATTTTAAATGTTGGAGATACTGATAGTGATAAAATATTAATATACACTCCTCCAAAACAAATCCCTTCAGATCCTAGGATATGTGCTTTTAAAAAAACATTACCTGCTATTGAAGTAGAGTATAATATACCTGGAGCTACTGGTTTTACTTCTACAACACCTGAACAAACTTTATATCCTGATATTGACGATTTTGTAATTAGTAAAGGTAATAACTCCTATGGTAAACTAATGTTTTGTTATTTTAATATGGTTTTTATTTTAAAACTATTAGAAGATTCAAAAGATACAGATGGGAATATATCTCTTGTTTCTTTATTAAATAGTATAATGTCTGGGTTTTGTAAGGCAACAGGTAATTTTAATAGTATAACTCCTAAAATAGATTATGATACTAACACTATTATTTTTATAGATAAAACATCATTGCCTGATAGAAGTACTATTATAACAAATAAAAAAACAACACAGTTTAATGTATATGGATTAGAAACTAATGAATCTGGGTCTATTGTAGGTGGTAGTTTTGTTAGAGACTTACAACTTAAAACAGAAATTACACCTGATTTAGCTACTATGATTACTATTGGTGCTACAGCAAGGGGTTATGTGACTGGACAAGATGCTATTGCTATATCTAATTTAAATAAAGGAACAGAAGACAGAATTAAAAAAGAAATATTTAGTCCATCAAATACTAAAATACAAAGTGAAAATGATAATAAAGATACAAATGATACTTATCAAGAAACACTTCGTATTTTTGATTCATTTATATCATCATTAATTGTACATCAATGGAATGAAGATTCATTTGCTAACTTTACAAATACTCAAAAACAACTTTTAGAGTATGATCAAAAACAATCAACACTAGCAGTTAAAACTACTAACCCATATTCATCATCACCAAACAGTGGATTTTTACCTTTTAATTTAACTTTAACTATGGATGGATTATCTGGTATGAAAATATTTAATAAATTTAATATTGATTCTAGATTTTTACCTAAAAATTATCCTGAAGCCATGGAGTTTGTTATTATGAATATATCACATACTATTCAAAATAATGCTTGGACCACTAATATAACCTCAGCTGCTATACCTTTAGACCCTGTAGGGACTAAACCTGGAAAACAAACATCTCCTATTAAAACTCAACGGTCAAGTCCAAATCAATCTCCTTTACCTTATACTAATGATCCTAAATTATCTGATATTAGGAATACTATAGTACGAATAGCCAGAGGATATATAGGACAAAGAGAAATAGGTACTAATGAAAAATTTGTAAGTACTGATTTTGAAAATAAAATGAAATCTGTTGGTTGGAGTAGAGGAAACGCTTGGTGTAACTTCTTTGCTGATTTAGTTTGGAAAGAAGCTTATCAAGAAGTAGGAAGTAAAGATGCTAAAATTAAAGAATTTTATTTAGGTTTGTTTAATAGTTTTACTCCTGGAAGAATGCCATTAGCAGGATCATGTGAGACCACTTTTCAAAATATGAAAGCAAAAGGATACGCTGAAGAATACATCCCAGGAAGAACAGTAATTAAACCAGGGGATATGATTTTTTATAAGCAAAGTCATATTTCTATAGCAGGCGCTGTTTCTAAAAATGGATTTGAATCTATTGATGGTAACTATGGAAATGAAGGAAATGGTAAAGTTAATTACCAAGCATTAAGAACAAATAAATATATTGAAAAATATCATGGTGGTATTAGAGGAATAATTAGAGTACCTGAATAATTATAAACAAATATGTCTTATTATCCTCTGTCCCAAATAACTCTTAACTTATATACTAATGGTAATGAGTTGTATAATGCTACTACTTTTGAGACATACATAGGATATTACTATCAACTATCTAGCGGAAAATATTTTTCAGGCAAAACACCTCAAGATCTACCTAGCTTTGAATTAATTGAAAATCCACCAACACTTTATCCTTCTGTTAATTCATTCAATTCTCCTCCAGAATATTCAATTAGTACTAATGGTGGGTTTTTAAACTTTCCATACCCTAATGATTTTAATTATAGAGATTATCCTAAATATTTACCTATAAATAGAATTTTACCTTATTATAATCCTGTTTTACCATCTCAACAAGATTATCAAATTGGAGAATTTAAAAGATATTTTTGTAAAAAAACAAATGAAAATAAATATATTGAAATAAATCAAAATATATTTGATCAATTAGTAGCTAAAGATCCTAGAATACAATTTACTTTATACATTCCTTTCTATTTAGATTGGCAACTAACAGGAACTAAAGAACAAGCAGCTAAAGTAAATAGAGATAATACTTTATTAACTTCCACTACTTTAAAATTACCTGCCTTAGATCAATACTTAAAATTTGATTGGACAAAATACTACCAATAATTTGGTTGTATAATATATTGATGTTATATTAATATCAATAAAGGTTATGTTTTGGCTAATTGAGACAGATAAAGATTTAGAGGTATTACAACAAAAAGTAATTAAGGAAGCTTTTGTTGAAATTATTCCTTACCATGATAATGTTCATCCTGCCTTAAATAATATATCATTAGTTTATATTAGGCCGTTTAACGACACTAAAGGCTATATGTTATGTGTTTCGCATAGCGAAACAGCCTCGCTTAATAAAACGTTAATAAACGCTATACTACAAAAAATAGAACGAGTATGGGTACAAGATAAAAAACAGGCATTATATTATTTTCCATTAAAATGCTTGTGCGACCTATCCCAACTCACTCCTCCGTATATACAAGATCCACCTAAAGTATATAATTACTTTTACTCCAAATATCCTACATATAAAGAAACCAATAAACTAATACCGGTAACTAAGCACTATGAGAAGTGTGAACATATTTATAGTCACGTTCGTAGTGTTTTACCTAAGGAACTACCCGATTGGTTTGATTTTTATAACAGCAAGGTAGTATTAGCATTCTTTGGTATTGAAAAAAACGGATTAAAAATAGATAAATATGAATTTGATAAACACTATGAACTCAATCAAGAATTTTATTCTATCCAAGATGATAGGATCTACACAAGTTACAATTTGGCTACAACAACCCGTAGACCAAGTAACTCTTTTAATGGTGTTAATTTCGCAGCAATAAATAAAGAAGATGGCTCAAGGAGAAGCTACATATCGAGTCATGGATTTGTTGAGTTCGATATTAGCGCATATCATCCTACTATTGTCGGTCGCTTACTTACCTATGATTTTGGCGTTTCAGATGTCCACCAGGCGTTTGCAGACCTCTACCAAACCAGTTATCAAGAAGCAAAAGAAATCACTTTTAAACAACTCTATGGTGGTGTATTTAAAGAGTATGAGCATCTGGAATTTTTTAAGAAAGTAAAAGAATTTGTAGCAATAAATTGGGAGGCGTTTAATAACTCCGGTCAAGTTACTGTACCAATTTCAGGTTATTGCTTTGAAAAGGATAAGCTGGAAAATATGAATCCACAAAAACTTTTTAACTATATGTTGCAAAACATAGAAACAGCTATTAATACTAGGATATTAATGGATATACATAAGTTATTAAGGGGTAAGAAAACTAAGATAGTGTTATATACTTATGATAGTTTTTTGTTTGAACTAGGAGATAAGGAAGAAGGTATTGAACTTGAGATAAATAAAGTATTTGAAAAATATAAATTAATTACAAAAACTAAAAAAGGTTATGACTATGATTTTACAAGAGGATAAACATATGTATAGTGGATACGATTTTGATTTAACCACCATACGCGACGTGAATAATAAGTTATTTTGTACATTTACTACTTTAGAAAGCTTAGATGATTTAATTAATGATCTGACAAGAGCTTATTCTATTATGTATAATAAGATGTTTGTTTTGTATGTTAAAAGTACAGATGAATATGTTATTACTTATAATGTAGAGCAGGGTAATGTAGAAGGTATTCCATTGAATACTATTTTAGTACATAGAAAAAAAGAAACCAATACGCTTTATACTATTAATGCGTTGAATGATTTGATAAAAAAGTTAAACGGAGGAGTGGTTGACCCATCTTACCGTGTAAACTGGCAGCACTATAAAAACTGTATTTTGTTAACCAACCATAATGAGTTGAAACAATTGAATACAAAAGTTTATAAGATTGTTGAATTGTAAAAAACCGGTTTGGCAATTTAGGATTTCTTTGTTATATTTATAACATATTGATAAACATGAAAAAAGCAGACAATTTTAACGCTAAACAGTGGTTAGTAGAAAATAAAATTACCACTCAATCTCGCTTAACTAAAGAAGCTAAAGATCCGGATAGTGCTGTATCTCAGGAAGCTAGAGACATGTTTTATGATGCTGTAGCTAAAGTAATGAAAGATTTATATCAAGCAAATATTACGGATGATGATATTATAGACGATTATTTAGGTACAGAAGGTGGATTATTAGGAGATGCTATTGAAGCATTCCTACACAATGATGAAGAGGATGAAGATTAATAAATAAAAATAAAATACGGGCCCTTCAAAAGAGGGCCCACCTTAACTTGGTTATACAATACCTCGTTCATATATTTCCGATATTAAACTAATAAATAAAAATCATGGATATTGCATCAATCAAACAACGACTAAATTCATTACAGTCGACGAACAACACAGGCAAGAAAGAAAAAATTGATTACTCAAAAGTTTACTGGAAACCAAAAGAAGAAGGAAAGTACCAAATTCGTATTGTTCCTTCTAAATTGAATCCTAAAAACCCATTTCAAGAGGTTTTTGTTCACTATGGATTTTCAAAATTTCCTATCTACGCCTTAACTAACTGGGATGAAAAAGACCCGATTGTAGAATTTGCTGCTCAACTTCGTAAAACCAATGATCGTGAAAACTGGGTATTGGCTAAGAAATTAGACCCAAAAATGAGAGTTTTTGCTCCTGTAATTGTACGTGGTGAGGAAGAAAAAGGAGTACGCCTTTGGGAATTTGGTAAAGAAATTTACATGCAACTTTTAGGTATTGCTGAAGATGAAGATTATGGAGACTACACAGACATCAATGATGGTAGAGACTTTACCGTTGATGTAGTTAAAGGTGACATTGGTGGTCGTCAAGGTCTTAAATCATCAATTCGTATTAAACCTAAAACAACTGCATTAAGTTCTGATGCTTCATTAATCCAGACATTCCTTAAAGAACAACCCGTATTGTTAGAAATTCAAAGAAAAATGGAATTTGATGCTTTAAAAGAAGTATTGCAAAATTGGTTGTCACCTGAAGATGCTTCTGGAGATGTAGATGAGGATGAAGAAGAAGCAGTAGTAGAAGTAGCTCCAGTTAAAGCTTATGCTTTAAAAACACCTATGGCTCCTAAAGCCAACAAAGCTGATCAATTTGATTCTTTGTTTGAAGACGAAGATGAAAGTAATGATTTGCCGTTCTAATTAAATTAAAGTTATTTTATGCCAAGACCTAAAAAAAGCGAATCGCTAACGGAAGCAATCTCTACAGAGATTAAATCAAACTTCAACCTTGAGAAATTCAAGGAGAAGAAATTATTGAATGGAACTGTTAAGTTTAAAGAACAAAAATGGATCCCATTCTCAAAAGCACTACAAGATTCAATTTCTGTAGCTGGTGCTCCAGTAGGTCACATCACATTATTAAGAGGACACAGTAATACAGGTAAGACTACAGCATTACTTGAGTTAGCAATTAGCGCTCAAAAAATGGGTATCTTACCTGTTTTTATTATTACTGAAATGAAATGGTCCTGGGAACACGCTCGTACAATGGGTTTCCAACTTAATGATGTAGTTGATGAAACTACAGGAGAAGTAGTTGACCATGATGGATTCTTTATTTATAAAGATAGATCATCGTTAGGTACTATTGAAGACGTAGCTGAATTTATTGCTGATTTGTTGGATGAACAGAAAAAAGGTAATTTGCCTTATGACTTGTGTTTCTTCTGGGATTCAATTGGTTCAATACCTTGTAAAATGAGTGTTGAAGCAAATAAAAACAATCCTATGTGGAACGCAGGAGCTATGTCTCAACAATTTGGTAACTTTATTAATCAACGTTTCCCTTTATCTAGAAAAGAAAACGCACCATTCACTAATTCAATGGTAGCTATTAATAAGATCTGGGTTGCACCAGCTGAAAATATTATGGCACAACCTAAAATGAAGATGAAAAATGGTGAGACTATGTTTTTGGATGCTTCTATTGTATTAACTTTTGGTAACATTACTAATAGTGGTACAAGTAAAATTAAAGCAACTAAAGACGGTAAAGAAGTAGAATTTGCTGTAAGAACTAAAGTGTCATGTGATAAGAACCACGTTACAGGATTACAAACAAAAAGTGTTGTAATCGCTACTATTCATGGTTTTATTCAGGACGATAAAAAAGAAATTGATACTTACAAGAAAGCACATTCTATGGAATGGAAAGACATTCTAGGAGATGGAAAGTTTGAAGTAATCGAAGATTCATCAGATTGGAATGAATCAACCAGAGATATTCCTCTAGACTTAATGGATGGGGAATAAGTTTGGCCTATTTAAGAAAATTTGTTATATTTAAATAACATGAAAAAGAGCGACTTGATAAACCTTCTAGGCAAAGTAACCAAAGAAGATGAAGTACTAACAAACCCTCATGAGCGAGTATTGCTTATTGATGGGTTGAATTTGTTTTTTAGAAATTTTGCTATGATGAAGATGGTTAACCAAGATGGAGCGCATGTTGGTGGCCTAGGAGGTTTTTTACGCTCATTAAATTACTTAGTAAATCAATTACAACCAACTTCTGTATATGTTGTATTTGATGGAGCTGGTTCTTCTATAAACAGAAAGAATCTATTACCTGAGTACAAATCAGGTAGGAACTTAGTTCGAATCACTAACTGGGACGTTTTTGATTCACTAGAAGAGGAACATGATTCTAAGGTTAACCAAACTGTTAGGTTAATTCATTATTTAAAATGCTTACCTGTTAAAACAGTTAGTATGAATAAGGTAGAAGCTGATGATATTATCGCCTATTTAAGTGATATATTGTCTACTAAACATGGTTCTAAGGTATTCATTGTATCTAATGACCAAGATTTTATTCAATTAGTAAACAATAAAATAACAGTATATAGACCAGCTGAAAAAGAATTTTATACCAAAGAAATGATTAAGAGCAATTATGGTGTATTAGCTGAAAATTTTATTTTATACAAAACACTGTTAGGTGATAATTCAGATAAAGTAGAGGGTATTAAAGGTTTAGGTAAAAAAGGTGTTACTAAAAAGTTTCCTGAATTACTTGAACGCCCTCTGTCTTTTGATGACTTAATGGGCATTGCCGAATCAAAATTAAAAGAGCATGTTATTTACGCTCGAGTACTTCAAGATGAGGATCGATTAAGAAATAATTATAAAATTATGGATTTAGGAAAACCACTAGTTGATGAAGTAGAAAAACAATACCTAGAAGAATTCTCAGAAGAATTACCTCCAGCTTTGAATACCAAAGCATTTATGTTACTTTATAATGAAGATGGATTAAATAAACTAATGAAAGATCCTGAATTAACAATTACCAATACATTTAAAGTAATAAACAGTTTTAAAAAATAAGTTATATGACATTACAAAATCTTTCACAATACGGAATAGGATTCCAGGTTAAAGTACTGTCTTCACTTTTAACACATAAAGAATTTCTATTGAACATTCAAGATGTGTTAAGTGAAGAATACTTTGACAACACAGCACACCGTTGGATTATTAAAGAAATCCTAAAATATTATCAAAAATATCATACTACTCCAAGTATGGATGTTCTTAAAGTAGAACTTAAAAAAATTGATAATGAAGTTTTACAAGTATCTATTAAAGAACAATTAAGAGAAGCATATAAAGCATCAGATGAAGATCTTAAGTATGTTGAGGAAGAATTTTCTAATTTTTGTAAAAACCAACAGCTTAAAAAAGCATTGTTAACAAGTGTAGATTTTCTTAATGCTGGAGATTATGATTCAATTAGATCAATGATTGACAATGCACTTAAAGCAGGTGGAGACAAAAATATGGGTCATGAATATAATAAAGATGTTGAATCAAGATATAGAGAAGACCATAGAAAAATTGTTCCTACACCTTGGGAATCATTTAATGAACTACTTCAAGGTGGCTTAGGTAATGGTGACTTCGGATTAATATTTGGTAGTCCAGGTGGTGGTAAATCTTGGTCACTAGTTGCTTTAGGTGGTTATGCTGTTAAGTTAGGTTATAATGTTTTACATTATACTTTAGAATTAGGAGCTGATTATGTAGGACGAAGATATGACGCTTTCTTCACTAACATATCAGTTCAAGATATTACAAAATATAAAACTAAAATTGAAGATGTAGTCAATCAGTTGGAAGGTCAATTGATTATTAAAGAATATCCAACCGGCAAAGCATCTATATCAACTATTGAATCACATATTAAAAAATGTATTGATCTAGATTTTAAACCAGACCTAATTATTATTGACTATGTAGATCTTCTTCGTTCAAAGAAAAATAATCGTGAGCGTAAGGATGAAATAGATGATATTTATATTAGTACTAAGGGTCTTGCTAGAGAATTAAATCTACCTATTTGGAGTGTATCTCAAGTAAACCGCGCTGGTGCAAAAGATGATATTATTGAGGGTGATAAAGCAGCAGGTAGCTATGATAAAATGATGGTTACTGATGTTGCTATATCCTTATCAAGGAAACGTCAAGATAAAGTAAATGGGACAGGAAGATTTCACATTATGAAAAATCGATACGGAATGGACGGTATGACCTATTCTGTCAAAGTAGATACCTCAACAGGGCATTTTGAGGTATCATCCTATTTAGAAGAAGACGAAGAATCATCTTCACCACAAAAATCTAATACTTTTGGAGGTATAGATTCATCAGACAAGGCACTTATTAAACAAAGATTTTTCGAACTATCTAACTAAAAAATTATTAAAAAAACAATGTTAACTACAGAATCACAAATTTTGTCTGAAATCACTACCCACCTCAAATACGCGAAATTCGTACCTGACAAAAACAGGAGAGAGACATGGGACGAGCTAGTAACTCGAAACAAGGAAATGCACTTGAAGAAATTTCCTGAATTGGCTGAAGAAATTGAAGCCGCTTACAAGTTTGTTTATGACAAAAAAGTACTACCATCTATGCGTTCAATGCAATTTGCTGGTAAGCCTATTGAAATAAACAACGCTCGTATTTTTAACTGTTCATATTTACCAATTGATGATTACAGAGCATTTTCTGAAATTATGTTTTTGTTACTTTCAGGTTGTGGAGTTGGATACTCAGTTCAAACCCACCATGTAGAACAATTACCTGAAATTAGAAAACCTTTGAAATCAAAGCGTTATCTAGTAGGTGATTCTATTGAAGGATGGGCTGATGCTGTTCGTATGTTGACTAAAGCTTATTTTGGTTACACATCAACTGCTCCTCTATTTGACTTTAGAGACATTAGAGCTAAAGGTGCTTCATTGATTACAGTAGGTGGTAAAGCACCAGGTCCTGAACCATTGAAAATTGCTTTAATTCATATGCAAGCTATTTTAGACCGTAAACAAGATGGTGAAAAATTAACAACAGTAGAATGTCATGACATTATTTGTCACTTAGCTGATGCTGTGTTATCCGGAGGTATTCGTAGGGCTGCTTTAATTGCTTTATTTAACCTACATGATGAGAATATGTTAACTTGTAAGTTTGGTAACTGGTGGGAAAATAATCCACAACGTGGCCGTGCTAATAACTCAGCAGTATTACTTCGTAACATGATTGATAAAGAAACATTTATGAACTTGTGGGGTAAAATTGAAGCATCTAACAGTGGTGAACCAGGTTTCTTATTTACAAATGATAAAGATGCTGGTACTAACCCATGCGCTGAAATTAACTTGAAAGCTAATCAATTCTGTAACTTGTGCGAAATTAATGCTTCAGATATTGAAACACAAGAAGAATATAACTCAAGAGCTAAAGCAGCAGCATTTATTGGTACACTACAAGCCTCATATACTGACTTTCATTATTTGAGAGATGTTTGGAGAAAAACAACTGAAAAAGAAGCATTGTTAGGTATTGGAATGACAGGTATTGCTTCAGGGGCTGTATTTAAATTAAATATGAAAGAAGCAGCTAAGGTAGCATGTGATGAAAATGAACGTTTAGCTAAAGTATTAGGTATTAATAAAGCAGCTCGTGTCACTACAGTTAAACCTTCAGGTACCACTTCATTAGTACTAGGTACAAGTTCAGGCATTCACGCTTGGCATGATGATTATTATATTCGCCGTATTCGTTTAGGTAAAAATGAAGCACTTTATGCTTACTTAAGTATGTACCATCCTGAAATGTTGGAAGATGATTTCTTTAAACCAACATTACAATCAATTGTTTCTGTTCCTCAACGTGCTCCAGAAGGTTCAATCACACGTAAAGAATCAGCTATGGATATGTTAGAACGCATTAAAACAATTAATAAAAATTGGATCAAACCAGGTCATAGAAAAGGTGCTAATATGCACAACGTATCAGCTACAGTAACTATTAAACAAGATGAATGGGGTACTGTTGGAGAATGGCTTTATGAAAACAAAGAATACTTTACCGCACTTTCATTCTTACCTGAAGATTTAGGTACTTATAAGCAAGCTCCTTATGAAACAATTACTGAGGAACAATTTAATGAGGCAGTAAAATCATTACATCAAGTAGATTTATCCAAAGTAATTGAGATGACTGATAACACAGCATTGATGGATCAAGCAGCTTGTGCTGGAGGTGCTTGTGAAATAGTGTAAATATTTATAATTATGAATCTTATACAAAAACTTAGAAACTTAATTTTTGGTAAAAGTAAAGTAGTTGAAACTCCTGCTCCTGCGGAAGTTAAACCTACAGTGAAAGAAATGGTAGCCGCTCAAGAATCTCCTGCCCCAAAACCAAAACGTAAGTACTACAAAAAGAAAAAAAGCAAAGGTGAGAGCGAATAAGCTCTCACCAGCTTAATTTTTAAGATTATGTTTGAAAAAATCAAAGAAAGAGTATTCCCATTCATAATTGCTCTTTCAGCACTATCAGTAAGTGCGTCCGCAGCCGTTTATAGTATTACTGGTCTCAGCATGTTATTTGCTGGGGCTAGTACTGCTGTGATGATTATGGCCTCTTCTTTAGAGATATCTAAATTAGTAATTGCCTCTTTATTATATCAATACTGGAATAAATTAAATAAAATACTAAGAATTTATTTAACTATAGCAGCTGTTATTTTAATATTAATTACATCAGCGGGTATCTATGGTTATTTATCTTCAGCTTACCAAAAAACAGCTGACCAAACTAGTATTGTTGATTCTAGAGTAGCATCTTTAGAAACTAAAAAGAAATTATATGAAAATACTAGAGCAGGTATTTTACAAGAAAAACAATCCTTATCTGAATTAAAAGGTAGCTTATCTAAAGGATCAACAACCCAATTTACAGATCGTAAAGGTAATTTAGTAGTAAGATCTAACAATGCTTCTATTAAACAAATTGAGAATGCCTCTAAATCAGATGATAAATTATCTTCTAAATTAGATATAATAAATGACTCTATTTTTTCAATTGAGTCTAAAATATTAGAAGTTAAAACTAATGCTACAGCGACTAGTGAGTTAGGTCCTTTAAAATATTTAAGTGCTCTTACTGGTGTTACTATGGACCGAATCATTAACTGGTATATATTAGTTATTATATTTGTATTTGATCCATTAGCTATTGCTCTTGTTATAGCCGCTAACTTTGCATTTGCTCAATTACGTAAGACACCTATAAACAAACTAACAGATGAAGATAAAGAATGGTTAGAAGCTGAGTTAGGTGAAAATGATATTTTAGAGGAAGAAGAAAAACAATATGAAATCTATAAAGAAAAAGATAAAGAATATTATAAAAATAAATTAGATTTAGATGGAGATGGTATTGTTGAGGAAGAAGAACTTAAAGAAGTATTTGATAAAGCAGATACTAATGATGATGGGATTATAGATGAGGAAGAAGCTAAAGCAGCTAACCTAAACATAAAAGACACTCAACAACTTAATCAGTATATGGAAGCTATTAATAAACTAGAAGATGTAACTAATAGTTTTACTACAGCTGAAAACTGGAAAAAAGAAAAAGTTTTAAATGAAGTAAGTAATCTAAAAGACTTACTAACAAAACAATTCCAGTCTAAAAAAGATGATAATACTATAACTTATTTTTAATCTCTTGTTTGGCCTTGTTAGATTTTGATGTTATATTTATAGCATAATAAAAATAAAGGTTATGATTTATAAAACTCTAAAACATATTGATTTCCAAGCCGCTCAGGAGCTTTTCTACAACAAAGAGGTTTTAACCGCTGAAGAAGCTCAATTGGTTAAAGAATTTATGCCTAAAGCAGCTAAAGAATATTTATTTTATCATAATTGGAATGATACTTATTTAAATCTTAATGTATATTCTGAGGTAGAAAAAGAAATATATGATTTACAAAAAGAAATAGGTTTCTAATATGCATTCTAGAGAAGTTATTCAAAAACACTTATCACAACTTAAAAAACTTAATTACAGTCCATTTAGATGGTGGAGAAATTATGATGTTCCAAAACCACTACCTAAGTCTGCTCATATTGAAAAAAGAATAAACAATGGTGACTTTGATCCATCTCCTTATTTTTGGATGGCACAATCAGCACTTTGGGAAAAATATGATAATGACAATGCTGGTTTAGAACCATTTGATAGAGCTAAACGAGGCGGTTTGTTGTTAAGTAAATATGAGCGTTTAATGACAGACCATTATAATGATGATGATTCTAAATTAGAGAATTTTATAGATGCTATTTATGATCATTTTGAAATTGATAAACTTTTAGTAGAAGAAGAGATTAAATTGTTTGGCTCATCTGTAAAGGATTATTATCTTTATGCTAGTACAAAATACAATGTTAGGAGAGTAGCTCCTAAAAGACGAGGTAGACCTAAAAAAGTAAATATATGAAAATAAGTCATGAAGTTCCCTTATGTTTGTTAGAAGATAGTCTTGATTTTAATGACTATGATTATTGTTTAGTTCATCTTTTAGATAAAGATAAAGACTATGTTGATTTCTTTATGAAAGCAAAACAACAAGGTCGTTATATTATCTTAGATAATTCACTCCATGAATTAGGAACAGCATACCATGATTCAGGTCTATTATATTGGGTAGATAAGTTACGTCCTAATGAGTTTATTGTTCCTGATGTTTGGCAAGATACAAATGCTTCTATTGTTAATGCTAGAAAATGGACTCAAATTAAATTACCTAAAGAAGTTACTAAAGTAGCAGTTGTTCAAGCTCAAAACTTTTTAGATGCTGTTTTATGTTATCAAACATATAAAGATTTAGGTTATAAAAAGATAGCATTTTCATATGGTGCTGAATATTATTTAAATCACTCTAATCATCCTAATGAAAATCTAGCTAAAGCATTAGGTAGAATTGAGGTAATAAGTAGAATGTATCATATGGGTTTGATTGTAGATAATGATAGAGTACATCTATTAGGCTGTCAAGTACCACAAGAATTCAGTTGGTATAAAGATATGCCTTTTATTGAAACTATTGATACATCAAACCCAATTATGGCTACTTTAGATGGTATTCAATATGGTAGAAATGGTTTAACTGAAAAACCAAAATCAGATATGAACCATAATTTTTACACTACAGATATTGATTATAACTTACTTGATTGGAATTTAAGAATGTTTAGAAAACTATTAAAATAATGCAAGTATTTCTCCCATACCCCGACTTTAAAACATCACTTGAATCTCTAGATGATAAACGTTTAGGTAAACAACGAGTAGAAACTTATCAGTTAATTGCTGGTCTAGAAGGTAGACCAACACTGACTGGTAAAGCATATTCTAAAAGCCGAGTTAACCACCCTATAAGCCAAATGTTCAGAAATAACATACCTGCGTTAAAACAATATTTAAACGACTCTATAGACGTTTGGGTTGCTCGAGGTAAAAATAATACTATGAAAAAAGAGGTTATTACTGAAGAGATTGTTATGCCTGTTTGGTTTGGAGATGAAGAATTTCATAAGTCTCACAGAGCAAATTTGTTAAGAAAAGACGCTGTTTACTATGGAGCTCATGGTTGGAATGATAACCCAGAATTACCTTATAGATGGTATGACATGAATAAAGAACAATGGTATGACCAAACAGCAGGCACTAAAGAAAAAATATATTTAAAAAAATAAGTTATGGAAGAAATGTTATCACTTTATGATTACTTAGGCAAGGCAGCAGGTCAAGAACTAGGTAAAGATGTTTTTGCAGCTGCAACTGCTAAAAAAATTGTTACAACTATTAAACAAGTATCAAATCCTGTTTATAAAGGTAAAATTGTAATGTACCCTAAATCATTTTTAAACGAATATTTTAACAAATGAAAAAAATAGATATTAATCCAGCTTATGAAGCTGAAATTAAAAAAGTACTAGATGCTATTTGGGAAAATCGTTTTCGCCTAAGCTTGTCTAATTTAGAACAGTTACGTAGATTAGCAAATAAAACAAAACTATGACAAAACAAGCAGTATTATCACTAAGTGGAGGAATGGATAGCTCTACCTTGCTGCTTCATCTACTCGCCAATGGTTATGAAGTTACAGCACTATCCTTTGATTATGGGCAAAAACACTCAGTTGAACTTGAACGTGCTCAAGATTTAGTTAACTATTTAAATAGTAAAGCTGATGAAACTAAGTACAAAAATGATACAACAGAAGTTATCATGCATCATTTTCCAAAAATTAATTATCAAGTAATTAAATTAGATGGTTTGTCCCAATTACTTAATTCAGCACTTGTAACCGGAGGAGATGAAGTACCTGAAGGTCACTATGCTGAAGAAAATATGAAGGCAACTGTAGTTCCTAATCGTAATAAAATCTTTTCATCTATTACTCAAGCTGTAGCTTTATCTATTGCTAATTCTAAAAACACAGAATGTGTTATTGCTTTAGGCGTACATAGTGGTGACCATTCAGTTTATCCTGATTGTACAGATGAATGGAGAAAAGCAGATGAAGTAGCGTTTAAAACAGGTAACTGGGATTCACATTTAGTAAATTATTATGTTCCGTATATGGAAGGAAATAAATTTTCTATTTTAAAAGATGGTGAATTATGTTGTGAACAACTAGGCATTGATTTTGATGAGGTTTATAGCCGTACAAACACAAGTTACAAACCAATGATTCATTTAGTGTTTGATAATTATGGAAACCCATCACCAGAATGGTTTTCAGATTATAAATCAGCATCATCAGTTGAACGTGTAGAAGCATTTCTTAAGTTAGGTAAAAAAGATCCTGTAAACTATGCTGATGAATTTGGACCAGTAACTTGGGAATATGTAAAAGAGTACGTATCTTCAGTATTAGATGATTACGAAAAGACAGTATAGAAAATCAGGACCGTACCCACAAATGTATGTTGTGGTTAATAAGCATGGTGAGGTATTTACGGGACTAATCAAAGGATCTATTCAATGGTCTTATGATTGGTCTCAAGCCAAACCATTATTTAAAGAAAATACCTCTCGTCTCCTAGAGGAAAATTTTGGAGCTGAATTAGTTAAAGAAGAAGAAATTATATGAAAAATGAAAGTATTATTAATGATGAAATTCATTATAGAATTTTAAATGAAAAACAAAAACATCCTGATCCTAAAAAACATCAGATTGTTAGCTTTCTTAAATCAGCTGTTAGGTTGACTGGGTATGGAGCATTGTTGTATAGTATTGGATTAGGAGTTTTTATCTTAATCCTTAGTGAAATTATTGGAATTATAGAAGAATTAGTATGAAACAGATATTTTATTTTACCGCACCATGGTGTGAACCATGTCGAACCTTAGGTCCTATTATGGATAAAGTAGGACAACAAATTAATGTTGAAAAAATTAACATTGATTATGAAGCAGATAGAGCACGTTCAGCTAATGTAATGAGTGTTCCTACAGTAGTACTAGCTCAAAATGGACAAGAATTACGTCGGTTTGTAGGAGTTAAAAGTTTTGAACAAATAATGGAATTTATTAATGGGTAGTTTTAGATCAACAAAAGTATTTGACGGTTACTCAACTGTATTCCGTCAATGGAAAGCTATAGATACTCATTGTCGTTTCCTACATGGTTACGGAGTAAGTTTAAAAGTATGGTTTGAAGGCGATCTTGACCACCGCAACTGGGTATGGGACTTTGGAGGTATGAAGCGTTCCCAAGGTACTATCGACGGTATGAATCCTAAAGCATGGATGGATTATATGCTTGATCATACTACAATCATTGCAGAAGATGATCCATATCTTTCTCATTTTCGTAACATGGATGCCGAAGGTATAATCCAATTACGAGTAATACCTAATACAGGAGCAGAATGTTTTGCTCAATATTTTTATTACAAGCTAAACACATTTATTCAAAAAGAAACAAATAAGCGTGTAAAAATAGTTCAAGTTGAATTTAGGGAACATGAAAAAAACACAGCATTTTATAAAGGATAATAATGGAAAAAGAAATTAAAAAACCAGGTCGTATTCTTGACTATAATAAAAAATTACCTGTACTTGAGGTTTACACTTGCATTCAGAGTGAAGGTTCAAGACAAGGTAGACCAACAGTAGCTATTAGAACTACAGGTTGTACTCACAGATGTTGGTTTGGTGCAGGTGGATGGTGTGATAGTTGGTATACAAGTATCCACCCTGAAAAAGGTATTTATACATTTAATGACATTATTAAAATTTATGATGAGAATCCTGAAATTACAGAAATGATGTTAACTGGTGGCTCACCTACTATGCAACCTGACCTTTGTAATGAATTAACTCACTTTGCTCATGAGCGTGGTATATGTATAACCATTGAAACAGAAGGTAGTCATTTTATTGAAACTGATTACCCGTTTGGGTTGGTATCTTTATCTCCAAAGTTTAGTAATTCTGTTCCTGCTCTTGACGTTACCACTCCAATGGGTAAGCTCGTGGATCAGAAAATGATTGACCAACACAACAAACTTCGTTTGAATAAAGAGGCAATTCGTAAAACTTTAGATTACCATACAGACTATCATTACAAACCAGTTTATGATGGTACTAAAGAAAACATTCAAGAAATTGAAGCATTTAGGGTTGAAATGAATATTCCTAAAAACAAAACTTGGTTAATGCCCGCTGGTGATAATAGAGAGGAATTGATTAAACAATATCCTATTAGCTTAGAAAAAGCATTTGAAATGGGATATAATTGGACTGGTCGTGACCACATAATCTCATATGATACTCGCAGGGCTGTATAATGGATTTACTATCAACACACCCAGTTAAAAAATCAGATTTAGGTTTCCACGGTAATCTATTTGGCGGCAAATTGCTTAGCTGGATAGATGCCGCGGTTGCTGCTTATGCAATGGAAAAATGTAGAAGTCAAAACATGATTACTGTTGCTATGGATAAGTGTGTATTTTTAAAACCTGCTAAAGAAAAACAACTTGTTAAAATATATGCTGAAATGTTTAAAGTAGGAAACACATCAGCTACTTTTAATATTGAGGCAAGAGGATATAATGTATTTAGGGGTGATGAGGTTATTTTACTAGCTACAAATATGACATTTGTTAGAGTAGATGAAGAAGGAGCCCCAATACCTATTTCAGAACAAGTAAAACGTGTATTTAAACTCCCCGAATCAAAATTATAATATTTATAATAATGAACATAACATTTTTCTATAATGATGAATGCGGCAAATGTGCCGAATTAAAACCTATAATGACTGAGTTTAGTAAACATACTAACATTAAAATGGTTAATACTTATGAAGAAGATTTAATCACTGAATCTTTTAATATTGAATGGGTACCTACTTTAGTTATTGAAGATAAAAATGGTAAGCACTTATTTGAAGGTGCTGATGAAGTAAAAGATGTATTGAAAAAATTAGTAAAATGATAACTTTATTTACAGAACAAGAAATTAAAAACAAAGTAGGTGAGTTGGCCTACAATATTACAAAAAAACAACATGATTATCCTCCCGTTTTTATTTGTGTTTTAAATGGGGCGTTTATGTTCTTTACAGATTTAGTGAAGCGTGTAGGTGATTGTCATATAGACTTTATACGTGCTAAATCTTATGAGGGTATAACACAAAACACAATCCAAATTTCTAAATCAATTGAAACTAATATTGAAGGAAGAGATGTTTATATTGTAGATGATATCTACGATTCAGGTAATACAATGAATGCTTTAATAACTCATTTAAATTTATCAAATCCAAAATCAATAACTCCAATAACTTTGTTTAAAAGACACACAGTTAACAATCCTGATCTAATGTATGGTTTTAATTTAGAAAATGAGTACTGGCTAGTAGGATATGGTTTAGATTCAGTTGATGGAACTAAAAGAAACTTACCACATATACTTGGCCACTTACCTGAAGATTAATATATTACAATATAAGTTATGGAAAAAAATAAAACATTTACACTCGATCTAGAGTGTGTAAAACAAGGTTATGCTAATGGTATTGCTCCTGGTTTCCCATTTACTGAGAAAGAAAAGTGGTCAATGGTAGATGAGGCAGCAGAAGCTTATGGTAAATTTTTAGATGCTTTACAATGTGATTGGAGAAATGATCCTAACAGTGCTGATACACCTCGCCGTGTAGCTAAAGCTTATGTATTTGATTTGTGGAAAGGTCGTTACGATGCTATGAGTGACATTACCTCATTTCCAAGTGATGGGTATCAAGGAATTGTATTAGAAAAAGATATTCCTTTAATTAGTCAATGTTCGCACCACCACCAAACAATTATGGGAGTAGTTCACATTGCTTACATCCCCGGTCCTGAAGGTAATGTGGTGGGTTTAAGTAAATTAAACCGCATTGTTGATCATTTTGGACGTAGAGGTGCTATTCAAGAACAACTTACTATGGCTATTCATAATGCTATTGACAAAATTTGTGAAGGAAATGTTGGGGTAATGGTTATGGTTAAAGCAACACACAATTGCGTCTCATGTCGCGGTGTAAAACATCAGGGTGCTTCTATGATGACAAGTGAAGTAAGTGGAGTTTTTGCTGATCATACTAAAACAGCTAAAATGGAAGTTTTAGAGATGATTAAAATGGGTTAATTTTTAGTTTCTATGTGCATATGTATAGACACATAGAACATAAACATGGCTAGAAAAAAATCATCAGAAAAAATTTGTATTACTTTTTTTAAAAAAATACAATCAAACGCTATCAAAAGAGGTTTAAGTTTTGATTTAGATATAGATTACTTATGGGATTTATTTTTAAAACAAAACAAAAAATGTGCTTTAACAAAGGTAGATATTAATATTGTAAACGCTACAATATCTTATAATTACCATTTAAACACAGCCTCTTTAGATAGAATTGATAGTTCCAAAGGATATGAAAAAGATAATATTAGATGGGTCCATAAAGCTATTAATCACATAAAATCAGATATTGATGATAATGATTTAATATACTTATGTCATTTAATAACTAAAACTAATCCTACCTATACAGAAGTAAACATAGATAAAATAGGTATAGCTAAAAAAAGATCAACATCCCTCAATACAATCCAAAGAATGAAAAATGCTAACCCCCATAAAAAATCAGTTATCCAATGTGATTTATCTGGTATTCCTATTAAAGAATGGGATAGCATAAATGAAGCTAGAGATTATCTAGGTTATAAATCAGAAATGGGTATAATAGGAACATGTAAAGGAAGACAAAAATCATCAGGTGGTTTTATTTGGAAATATAAAGAAATTTAAAAACAGATTTGGCTTTTTGAAATAATGTTCGTATATTTACGGTATAGAAATAAAAGTTATGACAAACAATAAACAACAAACGGAGATGAACAAAGAATTTGTACCCTACGAACTTGCTTTAGAGTTAAAGCAACTTGGATTTGATGAACCTTGTTTAGCTTTTTATGATGGAAAAAATGCTGAATCATTTTACTTTAACAATATAAGAGATGCATCAGGAGATTATATACCTTTTCAAAAACATGATAGGTTAAAATGGTTCGGAGCACCAACATTCTCACAAGCATTTAGATGGTTTAGAGAGAACCACAATCTTAGATGTCAAATCAATTATATTGGAGGACTAATTAATAAAACTACCTGGTGGGATATTTCTGTTATTGGTCATTATAATACAGACCCTAAACAATGGGAGATGAAATATCAACCATACGAAGAAGCAGAACTTGCTTGTCTTAAAAAATTAATTGAAATAGTAAATGGAAAACAATAAACAACAAACGGCAGTAAAACAATTTGTAGCAACTTTTAAGACAAGTATTCAAATTGGCCCAGATGATTGGAAGGTTATAAATCCATCAATGTTATGTAATCAGAATACAACATTGGGTGAAATTGAACATTTTGTCAATAGCAATAACAATGTCGGTATACTTGAGTTTAAGGTAATTGAATTAACCTACGAAGGAGGTAACAAATGACAAACAATAAAATAAGTAAACTTAAAAACATAATTCATCTTTACACAAACACAGAAAATATGACAAACAATAAACTGGCAGTAGATTGGTTAGCAAAATCTTATGTGGATTTACTTACAAAATTAAACAATGAGGAAATATCACTGAAAGAATTTGAGATTCAGTATATTAAATTACTTGAAAAAGCCAAAGAAATGGAGAAAGAAAGAATTGAAACTGCATACAACAAAGGAACAGTTCATGGAATTGATTATCCTGAAAGTACACTACCACTAACTGGTGAACAATACTACTACGAAACCTACGGAGGAGGTGAACAATGAAACTATACACAGAAAAGCAATTAACAAGATACCTTTTAGATGAAGGTATTATGGAACTATCCGACCTTGCAAATAATTTAGTGCCATGCATCGAACTACCAAGTGATGAGGAGATTAAAAAAATGATGGAGTTGGATGGTATGGAGTTTGATGAATTTGATCCTTACGATGTATCTTACTTAGGTGGTGCAACTTGGATGCGTAATAAAATACAAGGAGGTGAGCAATGAAACTATACACAGAAGAACAAGTAAAAAAAATGTTAGATTTAGCAAGGTTTACTTATAATTCAGAGGATAAAATACTTTTATCTCAAATTCCCATCCAACTACCAAGTGATGAGGAGATAGATAAAGAAATTGAATGGTTAGACAATCCTTTAGAAAGATTAAATTTTAAAGCAGGGATTAGATGGATGCGTGATAAAATAAGAATACAAGGGAGGTGAGCAATGACAAACAATAAACAACAAACGGCAGTGGAGTGGCTAATTAAACAATTTGAAACAACAGAATTTTACAGTGAAGAATCAAAAGAAAATGTTAAAGAACAAGCCAAAGAAATGCACAAAAAGGAAATGGTAATGTTTGTACTAAATGTTATGGGTAAGTATAGAAATGGTGATGTTTTAGCAGAAGTAGCAACAGAATTATATGAACAAACCTACGGAGAAGACGATAGTATTAAAATCAATAACGGAGGACATCAAATCTAATGAAGCTAGGTGGGTTTGTTGAAATAGCAATTCGTGTAATTACATTTGGACAAGGCCACCGAATTGCTTTATTTATAGCTAAAAAAATGGGCTATAATGATTGTGGTTGTAAAGCAAGAAAAGACAAGTTAGACTTGTTTTGGGACAAAATATTAAGTAAATTAAAAAAATAATGTTATTAAATTCAAATCAAATTTCAAATTATGTTATCGAATCTGAGTTTTCAAAACGAGCTCAAATCGGTATTGACTTATCTGTTCAAAAAATTGAATGGATTACAGCTGGTTCAGTAGTCTATAAAGACAAAACACATATTGATCCTGCTTTTTATCATGAACAACCATTGATTAAAATTGATGGCAGGGATTGTTGGAGGCTATCAAAAGGTGTTTACTCAGTAACATTTAATGAAGGTATTAAAGTGCCTGATGATTGTGCTGCTAAGATTACTCACCGTTCATCTTTATATCGTACAGGAACAGAAATTGAATCACCTTGGTGGGATCCAGGTTTCCATTGCGAGGTTATGAACACTACAATGATTGTTAATAATTCAATCATTATTGAAAAAGATGCTAGAATTGCTCAAATTGCCTTTTGGAGAGTAGAAGAAGTAGGTGAACAGTATGATGGCCAATGGCAAGGATTAAATACTGCTTATAAAAAATAATTAAAACACTTTTGAAAAGATAGGCTTGGGCAACCAAGCCTTTCTTGTTATATTAATAGTATGTATCAAGCTCTATATTTCGATAAAGACGAAAAACAATATTATTTGCGAGATGATAGATGGGATGGATTTAAAACAGTTAAATACTGGCCTACCTTATATCAAGCAGACCCTGATGGTGAATTTGAAACATTGGAAGGTACTAAAGTAACACCAGTCAAAAAGATGGATGATTGGAAAGATCCTAAGTACTATGAAAAAGATGTTGATAAATTAACTCGTTTTTTAGTAGACCACTATTATGAAACAGATGACACTCCTAAATCTCATAACATTATTTATTTAGATATTGAGTGTGTTGTTGCTGGAGCATTAACTGAAGAAAATATTAAAGATCCTAAAGGTGAAATAACAGCTGTTGCTTTATATGATCATAATTCTAAAAAATACTATTGTATGATTTTAGATAAAGATAAAACACTTAAGGATGTTAAAGAAGAAAATAAAGAAGTTATACCTTACTCTACTGAAAAAGAATTACTACATGGATTTTTAGATAAATGGTATGAACTTGATCCTACTATTATTACAGGTTGGAATAGTGGTTTCTTTGATATTCCTTATTTATATTATCGTATCAAGAAAGTATTAGGTGAAACAATAGCTGCTACTTTATCTCCTATCAATAAAATTAAATTCACCCCTCAATTTGCAGACCAACCAGTTAATTTAGGAGGTATTAATCATCTTGATTATATGCTTTTATTTAAAAAGTATATTATGAAACAAGAACCATCTTATCGTTTAGGAGACATAGGTAAAAAATATGCTAAGTTAGAAAAAATAGAATATCAAGGTTCACTTGATAAACTATTTAAAGAAGATCCTCACACATTTATTGATTATAACTTACGAGATGTAGAGATTATTGTTGAACTTGAAAACAGAATGAAGTTTATTGAGTTAACAGTTACAATTGGTCATTTATGTCATACTGAGTATGAGGCTATTTATTATTCAACTATGTTGAATGAGGGAGCTATTTTGACTTACTTAAAACGTAAAGGAATTATCTCACCTAATAAACCAACTACTTACAATCCAGCTTTAAGAACATTAGAAGAAGAATATGCTGGTGGTTATTTAAAAGATCCTACACCTGGTTTATATGAGTGGGTTATTGACTTGGACTTTACCTCACTATATCCTTCTATTATCCGCTCTCTTAATATGGGTATTGAAACACTAGTAGGTAGGATTGTAAATAAAGACAAATACGATAATCAATGGTCACTCCAGGAACTTAAATCTATGAGTCCTGATAAAATTATCTATATTGAAAAAGTTAAAAAGAATAGAACTTTAGTTCGTTCTGAAATAACAGTGAGTGAAATTATTGATGTTATTGAAAAAAATAATTTAATTGTATCTGCTCCTGGTGTGTTGTTTAGAAAAGATAAATCAAGTGTGGTTTGTGAAATCTTAGCTGACTGGTTTGCTAAACGACAAGAATATAAGAAGTTAATGAAAAAAGCATATAAGGTAGATAATGATCCGGTTATGGGTGCTTTTTATGACCGACGTCAACATGCTTATAAAATTAAATTAAATGATGTTTATGGTGTGTTTGCTCAAAATGGTTGGAGATACACAGATGGAAATAAATTTATTAGTAAAGCTATTACTTTATCAGGCCAAAGACTATTACAAGAAAGTATTAGGAACATGAATGAATACTTAAATAAAGAATTAGGTAATGAAATTCATAAAGATTATATTGTTACTAGTGATACAGACTCATTGTTTATTCAATGTAAGGACTTATTAATAGCTAGACATCCTGATATTGATTTTAATAATAGGGAAGATGTTATCAATAAAATATTAGTTATAGCTAGTGAGTTACAAAAAATGGCTAATGAATTTATTGGTAACTTTGCTAAAACAGCTTTTAACTTAGGAAAGGACGCTACTCATTACTTTGAACTAAAGCAAGAAGTTGTACTTGATAGAGGTTATTTTGCAGGTAAGAGGAGATACGCCCAACATATTGTTAATAAAGAAGGTGTACCGGTAGATGAATTGGATGTTAAAGGATTAGATTTGATGAAATCTAATTTTCCACCCCTATTTAGAAAGTTTGGGGAAAACATTATTAATGAAATTATGTTTGGTAAACCTAAAACTGATATTGATAAACAAATCTTAGATTTTAGAACTGAATTAAGAACCATTGATTGGAGAAAAATTCTTAAACCTACAGGCTTAAAGAAAATGAGTGAATATTTAGCAGCACCACCTCGTGCTGGTGAGGTATTTTCTAAATTAGGTTCAAAGTGTCCTATTAATACTAAAGCTGCTATTTACTATAATGATATTCTAAGATTTAAAAATCTAGATAAAAAATATCCTACATTTCAAATAGGTGATAAAATGTTTATTGCTTACTTAAAAGATAATCCCTATAGAATTGATGTGGTCGGATTTAATGGATATAATGACCCTCCAGAACTAATGGAGTTTATAGAAAAATATATTGACCGAGATGGCTTATTCGATTCAGTTTTGAAGAACAAATTAGAGTCATTATATTCAGATTTAGGATGGGGTGCTGTAGTGCTTAACCGTAACATTAATAAATTCTTTAAATTTTAAATATATATAATAAATAAGTTATGATTAATAAATTAGATTTAGTTTCAATTATTTCCAAGTATTACTTGAATGGAATGAATGAAAAAGTTAAGTGGGACATTCAAGATAGTAAATTAATTATTAAATTCAATTCCCCTGACAATTCAATGATCGGAACAGTAACATGTGATGATTTTGAATTAGAAGATGCAACAATTTCAATCAGTAATACATCTCAATTACTTAAATTATTATCTATTACAAATGGTTATTTAGATTTAAGTTATATAAGACAACATAAGTTAATTACTAAACTTATTGTAGCTGATAATCAATTTACTCTTAATTATGCTTTAGCTGATAATATGATTATTCCTAAGGCTGGAGAGTATGTTGGTGATGGTGTATACAATATTGAAGCCACGTTAGATAATGAAAGTATAAACGCTATAATCAAAGCAAAATCAGCACTCGCAGACACTGATACAGTTGTATTTAAGCCGTTTATAAACGCTGATGGTGATTTACAATTGGAAATGATGTTTGGAGGTAACATTGAATACTCAAATAAGGTATCTTTTTACTTACCAGATATTACTACTAATAATTTACCTAATGAATTTAAAGCTCATTATAATTCTAATTTAATTAAAGAAATCATGTACTGTAATAAAGATGTTGCTAATTGTACTATGGAAATTAATTTAGATGGAATTATGAGACTAGCATTTGACAATGGAAGTATCAAAAGTGAGTATTATGTAATTGCTAAAGAACTATAATATGGGTATACCATTAATTACTATCAAAGATGACTTGTATCACATCATTAGAGTAATTCCTGAACACACAGGAATTGATACAAATTTATTTAAAGGTTATACAAATACAACTAATGTATTTAGAAAAGATGGAATGTTTTGGTTTGTTCGTTTAATAGAAGAGGCTGAAGTGATTGAAGATGAACAACCACTTATTGAAGAAAGTTTGGAACAATAAAAAAAGAATGTTATATTAATGTTATGAGTACTGAAAAAGAATATACCCGTTTTATTAATGATCCTGTTATGGAACCTTATTTCATTTCTATGGATGACAACTGTATGACTGTTAATATTAAAGTCACACCAGACACTAGATATAGTGATTCAGGTAAAGACTATAATAAAATTGTAGGTCATTATAGTAATTTAGGAAGCGCTTTAAGATCAATCGCTAAGGATAAAGTAAATAGTAAATCATATGACTCATTACAAGAGTACATTGGTGAATATAGTGATGTAATTAATTCATTTACACAAAAGTTTAATTTTTGATATGTTAGAAGCAATTTATAATTCAGTTATCGTTAAGCCTGTTGAGTCTGAAGAGACGTCATATGGAGGCATTATTGTCCCTGACTTGGGGAATGAGAAAAACAAACTAGGAGAAGTAGTAGCAGTTGGAAAAGGTTACTATTCAGCTACAGGAACTTTTATTCCTACTATGCTGAGTGTAGGAGATACAGTTGTATTGCCTACAATGGGTTTTAGTAAAATGGAATATGAAGGTCAAGAATATTGGCTGGGTCCTGAAAATCAAGTTTTAGCTAAAGTAAATAAAGATTAATATGAGCAAAGTTATAGAATTCGGTCCCGAAGCAAGGGAAAAAATGATTAGTGGTATTGATAAACTAGCTGATGCTGTTACAGCCACTTTAGGTCCTAATGGACGTAACGTAGTTATTGCTAATGGAGGTATTCCTCAAAGCACTAAAGATGGTGTCACAGTAGCTAAATCAATCACATTAGAAGATCCAATTGAAGAATTGGGAGTACAATTAGTTAAACAAGCAGCTATTAAAACTGCTGATAATGCTGGTGATGGTACTACAACATCTACTTTGTTGGCTCGTGAAATGGCTAAACAAGGTCTTAAATATCTTAACCATGGTGAAAATGCTGTTGAGATTAAACGTAGTATTGATAAAGCAGTAAAAGAAGTAATTGAACATCTCCGTCATGAAATTAAAGAAGATATTTCAAATGAGGAACAACTTAAACAAATCGCTACAATTTCAGCAAACAACGATCCAGAAGTAGGTGAATTAATTGCTACAGCGATGCAAAAAGTAGGTCGTGAAGGTGTTGTATTCATTGAAGAATCTAAAAACGGTGAAACATATCTTGAAACAGTAGAAGGTATGCAGTTTGATAGAGGTTACAAATCACCTTACTTTGTAACTGATAACAATTCAATGACTACTACTTTACAAGATGCTTTGATTTTGATCGCAGACAAGAAATTTACTCAAGTAAAAGAGTTGTTGCCTATTTTAGAAGCTGTATCTAACCAAAATAAACCTTTAGTTATTATTGCTGAAGATGTAGATGGTGAAGCGCTTGCTACTTTGATTGTAAACAAAGCAAGAGGTATTTTGAAAGTTGTAGCTGTTAAGGCTCCTGATTTTGGAGACCGTCGTAAACTAATTCTTGAAGACATTGCTATCTTGACTGGTGGACAAGTATTCAGTACTGAAAAAGGTATGAAGTTGGATAAGTTTAGTTGGGATTGGTTTGGTCAAGCTCGTGTTGTGACTGTAGGTAAAGATGAAACTACTATTGTAGATGGTAAAGGTGAGTCAGACAAAATCACAGACCGTATTGAAGAACTTCACAATCAAATTGAAAAAGCAATTTCACCATATGAAAAAGAAAAGTTGCAAGAACGTTTGGCTAAGTTTATTGGTGGTGTAGCAGTTGTTCATGTTGGTGGGTTTACTGAAGCGGAAATGAAAGAAAAGAAAGATCGAGTAGATGATGCTCTTCAAGCAACTAAAGCTGCTTTAGAAGAAGGTATTGTACCTGGTGGTGGAATGGCTTTGTTACATGCTCGAAATGGTATTAGTGATCTTAATAGTATTGGTGGTAGAATTGTTTATAATGTTTGTGCTGAACCATTTAAGAAAATTTTATCTAATGCTGGTTATGAATTAGAAGACATTTACAACGCATTATCAGGAGCAACAGGAGGTGATTATTGGTACGGATTCAATTTGTTTGATGAAGATTTTCATGACATGAGAGAAATTGGAGTAATTGATCCAGCTAAAGTAACTCGTACAGCACTCGAAAACGCTGCTTCAGTGGCTGGTACTATCTTATTAACAGAAGCTGTTATTGTTGACAAACCAGAAGAAAAGAAAGGTGATGAAGGGTTTGGCAACATGATGGGAATGATGTAAATTAACAATTATGCAAGATGCAGTATCATTAATTGGAAAACTTATTACTATTGATGGTCAATTATTAACTATCAAAACATTATATTTTATTCCAGGTACTGATAGGATTTATGTGGGTATGGCAACAGCAAACCATACCTACATAAATTATCCTATTGAGAGTTTAATTCCATATTTTCAAGATCAAATTAAGTTATGAGCAAAATAGAAATACAAGAAAAACTAATCGAGATTGGTTCTCGTGTCCCTCCAGGTGACAATTGGAAGATGAGTAATGTTAATGAGGTTCAAAAGTCTATTACAGATGCTCTAGAGGCTTGGTATCAAGTAGCTGTAGTTAAACCTAAAGCATTTAGATTAGATCTAACAGCAGGAAAATTATATGCTATTGTAAGTGATGAGGTTGAAATTAAAGAACCAGAACCTAAAAAATATTCAATATACGGAGACTATGAGTTCTAAGCAACATACACTTTGGGTTGAGAAATATCGTTCTCAAAATCTTTCTACATATGTAGGAAATGAACAAATTAAAGGTACTATTTCAAAGTATCTAGAACAGAATGATATTCAAAATTTTATTTTCTACGGCCCTGCTGGTACCGGTAAAACTACTCTTGCTAAACTTATTGTTAATAATCTCAATTGCGATTATCTCTATATTAACGCTTCCGATGAGCGTGGTATTGATACTATTAGGGATAAGGTCCAGGGCTTCTCATCTGTGGCCTCGTTTAAACCTCTTAAAGTTGTTATCTTGGATGAAGCAGATTTTCTTACAATCCAAGCACAAGCATCATTAAGAAACATTATTGAAACATTTGCCCGTACTACAAGATTTATCTTAACTTGTAATTATGTTGAGCGTATTATTGATCCTCTTCAATCACGCTGCCAGGTACTTAAAATTGTACCTCCATCAAAACAAGATATTGCTTATCATATTATAGACATTCTTAAAAAAGAGAATGTTGGGATGGGAGCTGAGGACTTAAAACTAGTTATTAATCAATTTTATCCTGATCTACGTAAAATGCTTAATACACTTCAAATGGGTGTAACAGGTGATGAGGTAGTCATTGATAAAAATATATTAGTGTCTAGTAACTACAAAAATCAAGTACTCATGGAATTATGCAAACCAACAACAAAGTCATTTAATAACATTAGACAGATTATAGCTGATTCTAGTGTTAATGATTTTGAAGAATTATTTAGATTTTTATTTGATAATGTAGATAAATATGCTCCTACAAGTATGGGTGAAGTTATTATTCATATTGAAGAATATCAATACCATGCTAATTTTAGAATTGATAAAGAAATAAACATTATGGCTTTGATATCTAGAATTTTATCATTAATTTTAAGTAAAAGAGTAATATGAAAAAATTCATCCACTTTTTTATACTTTGGGTAGCAAGTAACTTATCTGTTCCTTTTTGGATGGTAGGTCATGTTCACCTAACTATGAATGTGTATGATGATATTAAAGAAATTATAGCATCATTTGGAATGAATACCTTAGTTGCTGTAGGATTTTATTTAGAATGGAAAAAACATAAAGAAAATGAAAAATAATCAAATGAACCTTAATTTTGATTTGTCTAAGACAACATCAATGGAAACACCATCAGGTGGTAAAATTTGGAGTCAAGGAGTTATCCTTCGAAAAGTATCTCGTTTTGTAGTAGGCGCTGATGAAGATGCTCTTATTCCTATTCCTGTATTTTATGATGTAGAAAGTGGAGAAATTTTACTTGAAGCATTGCCTAAGGAATTAAGAAAAGAATACGGCGGTGACGATATTTGATTGGTTAAAAGAAATCACCACTAATAAAACGTCCTGGTCTTCTTTTACGGAAGACCAGCAAGAGTCATTTAACTCTTATATGGTTCATAGATTTGTAAGTATGTATGAAGGATACACTGAGGTTGCAAATTTTGGCCAAAGAATACCCTACCCTGATAAAGAAAAAACTTATAAATACTATTGTTCTATGTTACCTAAAAAGAATGTCTTCCTCAAATACATCAAAACTTCAAAAAAGAAGCCTAGCAACTCACTACTACAACATGTAGCTAATTTTTACACTATATCATTAGGTGAGGCTGAGGATTATTTATACATTCTTAAAAAAGAAGGAGTAGAATACATTCTTGAAAAATCAGGAATTGATGAAAAAGAAATTAAAAAGTTATTAAAAGAAATCCAATGACAAAAAACAGTGATTTAGGTTTTAGAGGAGAACATCCAAAAACAAGAACCATAATTGAAACAGACTCAATTGTAGACTCAGTTATTGATGAGCATATTAAAAGGGCTGAGATGGGTAAAAACAAGTATAACAATACTTTAGATAGAACAGATTTATCTGTATTAGACTATCTACAACATGCTAAAGAAGAAGCAATGGATTTAGCTCTATATCTAGAGAAAACAATCCAGATGCTTAAAGGTAAAAAATAAGTTTTGAGTAAAAAGAAAAAAATACCTGCAATTGTAAAACAAATCAAACAACATACTCTAAAGGAAATTAATTATGCTACTGAAAAAGCAATTTCCTATAGTCAAATGTCTATGTTTTTGTCTTGTCCTCGTAAATGGTCTTTACAATATAGAGACGGTTATTATACATCTGAACAGTCTATTCATATGACATTCGGAACTGCACTACATGAGGTTATACAACACTATATAACAACTATATACAATATTAGTGGTGCTGAAGCGGACCGAATTAATTTAGAAGAATATTTTGAGGAACGCTTTAGAGAAACATATTTAAAAGATTATAAATCTAATAAAAATGTTCATTTTAGTGATCCTGTTGAAATGAGAGAGTTTTATGAAGATGGTTTAGCTATTTTAAATTTTGTAAAGAAAAAACGAAGTGGGTATTTTGGTAAACAAGGATGGTTTTTAGTGGGCTGTGAAGTACCTCTATTACTTAATCCTCATTCTGAATTTAGAACTATCTTATATAAAGGCTACTTGGATGTTGTTTTGTATCATGAACCAACTAATACTTTTAAAATTATAGATATTAAAACATCTAGAAGCGGTTGGGATGATAAAACTAAAAAAGATGAAACTAAACAACTCCAATTAGTCCTTTATAAAAAGTTTTATAGTAAACAATTTGGAGTACCTGAAGACAATATTGAAATAGAATTTTTTATTGTTAAAAGAAAAATATGGGAAGAATCACCATTTCCAATATCTAGGATTCAAGAATACACTCCTGCTAGTGGTAAAATTAAAATGGGTAAAGCAACTAACACTATTAATTCATTTATAGAAGAAGTATTTAACCATGATGGTTCATATAAAGATAAAGTATTTGAACCAAACCCATCAAAATGGAACTGCATGTATTGTCCTTTTAAAAATAAAAAAGAACTTTGTACCGCTAGTATATCTTAAAAAATCTTCATATATTTATATATATAAAAATTAAATAAAAGCTATGACAAATAAAAAGGATATGACATTAACCTCTGTGAAAGTACAGAGTGAGTTATTTGAGGATTTCAAGATTGCATGTGTTAAGTACAAATTTTCTTTACAAAAACTTGCTGACCGCACTATTCATTTGTATCTTACAGATGAAGATTTTAGAAAAAAAGTTCATTCACACAACAACCTAGAAATTAAAAACTAAAAAATACATGAATTCAAGTTTTGCTTACTTACCTCCTGATAAGAGGAAGAAAATTATGCTTATCTGTGATGACATTAGAGTTACTTCTGGTGTAGCAACAGTAGCCAAAGAAATTGTAATCCACACTGCTCAACATTTTAATTGGGTTAATTTAGGAGGTGCCATTACACATCCAGAAGCAGGTCAACGTTTAGATCTATCTCAATCAACAAATGACATTACCGGACTAACTGATTCATCCGTAGTAATGTATCCTGTAAATGAATATGGCAATTCAGACATTTTAAGACAATTGATTAAAATTGAACAGCCAGATGCTATTATGTTGATTACTGATCCTCGTTACTTTGTTTGGTTGTTTGCTATGGAAAATGAAATTCGTAAGTCAATTCCAATTACTTACCTAAACATTTGGGATGACTACCCAGCACCATTATATAACTTACCGTATTATGAAGCTTGTGATTTGCTGATGGGTATTTCAAAACAAACAGTAAATATTAATAAGCTTGTTTTAGGTGATAAAGCAGATAAAAAAATTATTAAATATGTTCCTCATGGACTGAATCATGAAGTCTTTAAACCATTAGATAAAAAGGATTCTAAATTAGTAGAATTTAAGAAAAATTTATTTAAAGGTAAAGAATATGATTTTGCTTTATTCTTTAATTCAAGAAACATTCGTCGCAAACAAATTCCAGATACAATGTTAGCTTATAGGTATTTTATTGATCAGTTGCCTATTGAACAAGCTAAAAAATGTGTGTTGGTACTTCATACTGAACGAATAAGTGATCATGGTACTGATTTAGAAGCTGTTATTGAGTTGATATTGAATGGAGATCAATATAATGTCATTTTTACTGATGCTAGATTTGATCCAACCCATATGAATATGTTATATAATAGTACAGATTGTCAAATTTTATTAACATCTAATGAAGGATGGGGATTAAGTTTAACAGAAGCAATTCTATCAGGTAACCCAATCATTGCAAACGTGACTGGGGGTATGCAAGATCAAATGGGATTTGAAGATGAAAATGGAGAATGGTTTACACCTTCACCAGAAATTCCTTCAAATCATAAAGGTACTTATAAAAAACATAAAGAATGGGCCTATCCAGTATTTCCTTCATCACGTACACTTGTAGGTTCACCTCCAACTCCTTACATTTGGGATGACACTTGCCGTCCTGAAGACGCTGCTGAACAAATCATGAATGTGTATAAATTAACTCCTGAAGAACGTAAAGTTCAAGGTTTAAAAGGTAGAGAATGGGCTATAAATGAAGCTGGATTTACTGGAGAAACTCAAGGTAAAAGAGTAATTGAAGCATTTGATGAGTTATTTTCTACTTGGCAACCAAGAGAAAGATTTGAACTTATTAATGCTACTGAAGCTAAAGATAGAATTATTAATCATAAATTATTATATTAAAAAAATGAAACCGTTATTTGTAATTAGTTGTCCATTTGATACTTTCTCTGGGTATGGAGCACGAAGCAGAGATTTAGTTAAATCTATTATAGAAACTAATAAATATGAAGTAAAACTTTTATCTCAACGATGGGGAAATACACCTTTTGGATTCTGTAAATCTAATCTAGAATGGGAGTTTTTACTAAATCATATGATTACTAATCCAACAAACCATCAACAACCTGATATTTGGATGCAGATTACTGTTCCAAATGAATTTCAACCTATAGGAAAGTTTAATATTGGAGTTACAGCAGGTATTGAAAGTGATATTTGTCCTGGGGATTGGGTTGAAGGTATTAATAGAATGGATTTAACTCTTACTTCATCTAATCACTCTAAAAAAGTATTTGAAGACTGTGTATTTGAAAAAAGAAATAAACAAACAAATGTTTTAGAATCTACTATTAAAATAGAAAAGCCTATTGAAGTATTGTTTGAAGGAGCTAACACTAATGTTTATAAAATATTAGATAAAATACCTCAAAGTGAATTATATACTTCATTGATGGGTATTAAAGAAAAATTTGCTTATTTGTTTGTAGGACATTGGATGGAAGGCGATATGGGTGAGGATAGAAAGAATGTTGGTTTGTTAGTTAAAGCGTTTTTTGAAACGTTTAAAAATAAAATGAATAAACCTGCTTTAATTTTAAAAACATCTCAAGTAAGTTCATCTTATTATGATAGAGAGGAAATTCTTAAGAAAATTAAGAAAATTAAGAAAACAGTAAACTCTAAAAACTTACCTAACATATATCTTTTACATGGTGAATTCTCAGATGAAGAAATGAATGAACTTTATAACCATCCAAAAGTAAAAGCAATGGTTAATTTAACTAAAGGAGAAGGTTTTGGTCGTCCATTGCTTGAATTTAGTTTAACTAAAAAACCTATCATTTGTTCTGGATGGTCAGGCCAAATTGATTTCTTAGATTCTAAATTAACTTGTTTATTAGGAGGTCAATTAACTAATGTTCATCCAAGCACTAAAAATCAGTTCCTGTTACCTGAATCAAAATGGTTCACTGTAGACCCTGGTCAAACTGGTTTTTATTTAAAAGATGTTTTTGAAAATTATAAAAACTATACTGAGAATGCTAAACGCTTAGCTAGTAAAAATAAAAATAATTTTAGTTGGGATGCTATGAAGGAAAAAGTAGATGAATTACTTATTAAATATATTCCTGAGTTTCCTAAAGAAGTTAAACTAGCATTACCTCAACTTAAAAAAATTGAAATACCTAAATTAAAAAAGATAAATGGATAATTTAATAATTTGTGACCGCTGCGGCTCAGACGCATGTTACGTAGATGAAGTAAACCAAGACATTAAAACCTATTTTTGTTATGGTTGTGGTTTCCAAACAAATTCATTAATGGTTGAAGATGGAGAGTTTTTAACTCAACAAAAAGAAATACTACCTGAACTTTATAAAGATTTATTCCATAAAGATGAAAAAGGTAAAGTATGGATGCCATCAGCTATCAACTTACATGAAAAAGGAATGATTTTTGCTAACGGAGCCTCTGCTTTTAACTGGCATTGGTCAGCAGTAAAATCAGTACCAGTTAAAGAAGAAGAAAAACATAAATACCCTAATCCTAAAAAACCAGGTGAACATTATAAATTCAGAATGGATATGGACACTATAAAAAACTTTAGTGAAAAGGAATTTATGGATGCCCTCTCATACATTGGAGTTATACCAGAATGATTAGCCTAGCAATCACTGTATGTAACGAACATCAGGAGTTAGAGACGTTACTTGATTATCTTCAAGAACGTGCTCTATCACCTGAGTATGAAATCGTAGTCCAAATTGATCAGGATAATCATACTAAAGAAGTAGTAAGTGTTATTCTTGATAGAGGAATAAAACATTGGTTTTATCCTTTAAATAAAGATTTTGCTTCATATAAAAATGAATTAACAAAACACTGTTTAGGAGAATTTATCTTTCAGATTGACGCTGATGAATTAATAGCTCTTGAAATGTTAGAATTACTTCCTCAAATTCTTAAAGCCAATCCAGAAGTTGATTTGTATTATGTTCCTAGAATTAATACAGTAAGTGGTATTACATCAGAACATATACAAAAATGGGGTTGGAAATATGAAAATGAAAGAGTAAATTGGCCTGATTATCAAACACGAATTTATAGAAATGTTCCTGAAATTAAATGGAGGAATGCGGTTCATGAAGTGATTGAAGGTCATAAACGTTTCACTGTACTGCCTGCAGTTGATGAGTTAGCTTTAATTCATCCAAAAACTATTGAAAAACAAGAAAAACAAAACCAGTTTTATAATACGTTATGAAATTAAAAGTAGCACACTTTGATAAACAGATTTTTGAAGATAAACTTAAACATTTATCTTATTTAGATTTTTCTTTATTTATTGATACTGCTCCTCAATCTCAAGAAGAATTATCTCCAATTAATATAATTGCATTCCAGGAACCAAATGAATACTTTGGATTACATGATTGGGTTATTAAAAATAAAGATATATTCACTATTATTTTAACTCAAAATGATAAAGTATTAAACAATTGTGATAATGCTATTTTTCAACCTTTTGGACATACTTGGCTTAAACCCGATCAATATAATAAAAATCATGATAAAACATTCCAATTGGCTCATTTACAAGGTAAGTTACTTAAAACATATGGTCATTCTTTAAGACATGAAGCTACCGCTAGAAAAAATGAATTTAGCATTCCTACTAAGTTTTATGAGACCTATGGAGACAGAAATAATATTGATGATGCTCGTTTAGGTAAAGAATTTATATTTGGTAATTCACAATTTGGAGTAGTGATTGAAAATACTTCTTACAGAGGATATTTTACTGAAAAAATATTAGATTGTTTTTTGCTTAAAACTATTCCTTTATATTGGGGTTGCTCAAACATAGGTGATTATTTTGATATGGATGGTATTATAACTTTTAATAATGTTGATGATTTAGTTTATATAACTAATCAACTAAATGAAAGTTATTATGAAAATAGAAAAGAAATAATTGAAAAAAATTGGAAATTAGCTTTAGATTACGTAGATTACGAACAAAACATAGTTAACACAATAACTCAAATTTTTAAACATAATAAGTTAATATGATAATAGGTAATGGGAGTATAGCTAATGTCCTTAAAGACAATAATGACTTAGTATTTTTCGCATCCGGGGTAAGTAATAGTACATGTGTGGATGAAAATGAATATGAAAGAGAATTTAATCTTCTTAAAACAATTTCAAAAGATAAACATATAGTTTATTTTTCAAATTTAGGAGTCTATTATAAAAAAGATAGATACACTGACCATAAAATAGAGATAGAAGAATATATTAGAAATAATTTTAAATATTATACTATAGTGAGGATTGAAGTTTGTGAATGGGTAAAAACTCCAAACACTATACTAAATGTATTTAAATCTCAGCTAAGTAAAGGAATAGAACCTAATGTACAAAACACTACTCGATATGTTTTAAGTTTAGATGAATTCTTATATTGGGTAAATTTAATTAAACCTTTTACTAAAAATGAGATGAATATTTTAGGAAGAAAATTGACTATTGAGCAAATAGTAACTGAAATTAAAACCGGTAAATTATGATTAAGATAAAACTATTTTATTTAATTATGCCTTGGCAAATTGATTTTGCATTACTGTCATATACCCAACTAAAAAAATCATTTTATTATTTGAATAAAGATATAGAAATTACTATTGATACTCATTTAAATTTATCTAACCATATCATTGATTGGGACAATAGTCAATTACCAAAAGAATTTTTTATTAAAAAATATAATGATTTAGCTATTTTACTAAAAGACTATAAACATAACTCTATCATTTATGATGGAGATGAAAACTATGGTTTATTAGATATGCAAAAAATAGCTTATGGTAAAGAATTTGATTACTATATTTCTATTTGCCCTGATATATATTTTAGTGAGTATTTGTTATCTTACTTAATTGAATCCGTTCGTTTAGTAAAAAATAAATATTTTGTTGTTACTCCTGAAATACATAAGATGTGGGACAGCACATGGGATAGTATAACTAATAAAAAATACATGGATGTTCCTTATGATAAATGGGGTGACTTTGATATTTTTCATCTTATGAAAGACATAAACCATCCAGAAGATGAAAGGTTTTTAGAAACTGTAGATAAAAGTAAATGGGCTATATGGTTTGACATATATAATAAAGAGTTTTATGAAAACTTATGTCCTATTCATGATGATTGGACAGGATATGGCCCATGGGATTATTATTCAATGTTGTTATCTGATTTTACTAAGCTAAATAATGTTGACTTCCAGCAATATGTTTTAAGAGGAGAAACTATATTAGATTACAGTATGGGAGATTTAAGAGATAGAGATTTTACTTCTTATTATAAAGATTTTTTAAGTATAAAAATAGGAGCAAAAGAACAAAGATCAATATTTGAAGCTAATTTACCTCAATATATTAATAAAGGAGTTGAGCAATTAAAAGAAAAAAATATAATACCAAAAAATGTCTACGCAGCATTTAGTAAAGCACAATAATATGAAAAAATATTCAAATGATATCTATGCTGACCCTAACGGAGTTAAAAGATGGGATTTAATTAACCATTTAATAAAAAACTATAATTTTCTAAACTATTTAGAAATAGGAGTAAATGATGGGCTTTGTATAAGAAAAATTAAGGCCATACATAAAGACGGAGTTGATCCTTCACCAGGATCAGAGGTTGGAGGTATGAATGTTCCTGAAATTAACTATCCTATTACTTCTGATGAGTTTTTTGATTTTATTAAGGGACATGATATTAAGTATGATATTATTTTTATAGATGGTCTTCATCATTCAAATCAAGTAGATAAAGATATAAAAAATTCCTTAAATCATTTAATGCCTAATGGATTTATTATATTACATGATTGTAATCCACCTGAATTTACAAACCAGGTTATTCCTCGAATTTCAGGCTTATGGAATGGAGATGTTTGGAAATCAGTAGTTAAACTTAGATGTACTGAACCTAATTTAGAAATAAAAGTAGTAGACACAGATTGGGGAGTGGGTATAGTTAAACAAAAACCACAAGAACTTTACAATAAAGCTTCTTTAGAAAAATGTTTAGAATGGAACTATTTTGACTCATATAGAGAAGAATTACTAAATATTATATCAGTAGACGATTTTTATAAAACATATTAATATGATATCATTAATCATCCCAACAAATAAAACCAACACAGAATACACTATTAATATTTTAAATAATATTAAAGAAATTTATCCTGATGTTGATGTAGTTATTGAAGAAAACAACAGTATTACTTTAGGTTTAAATTATAATAATGCTGTTGCTAAAGCAAAAGGTGAAAAAATTATTTTACTTCATAATGATATGGTTATTAAGCCTGGTTTTCTTGAAACTATGGATAAACATATTCAAAAAGGAAGAATAACAACTTACACAAGAATTGAACCTCCTATTTATCCCGACATATATGCTGGTAAAATTATTTTGGATTGTGGTAATGATTTAAAAACATTTAATAATCAAAAATTCTTAGATTTTAATATAGAGGAAAGTTTAGTTGATGGTGGTTCACAATTATTCTTTGGTTGTATGAAAGAGGATTATATTGGTATTGATGGTAATACTTTTAAAATGTTTTGTGAAGATGATGATTTGCATTTAAGATATAAACTAGCTGGTTTTGAACATAAAGTTAGTTCAGCTCATGTTTATCATTTTGTTAGTAAAACATCTCGTGTAGGTGACTATCAATCTATAGAACAAGAATCTAATTTTAACTTTGTTAAAAAGTGGGGGTTTAGAAAATCAACATACAATGTAGTTTATAATAAAAAATTAATCATCCATGGTGATATGGATACTAATATAAAACAATCATTAGGCTTATGGTTTAATGATGGTGAAGATGTAATTGTAGAAATTGATGGTAAGACTATAACACAACAGGATTATAATTATATTCAACAATTAAATGATATTGTAAAAGAAACAAATGATACAGGAACATTCCAAATTGGAAATTTAAAAATAACTATTAATAGTTTAGAAGAACAACAACATAAGTATATTAGATTATGATATTTAAATTTTATAACAGAAACGATAAAAATAAAGAAACAATTGGTCGTGTAGTTACAACATCTAGATTACAAGCTGCTAAATTGTTTGCTGAGCGTAAACAACTCCCATTAAAAGAATTTTTAAAAATATTTGGTGTAACAACTATATTATGAAAAACTTTGGTAAAAACGTAAATATTAAATCAAAAAAGAAAAAAGAGTTAAGTGAAAAAGAAATTTTCATTGACATTATTTCTTTATTAGATGAATGTTTTGAGCGCAGTTCAACCTTAGAGGAACACGCCTTAAATATTACCTCATATGAAGAACCATTTTATATAATGATTGAAAATTTATTATTCATTAAATACGGTGAATGGAAAACAGACATTGTATTATGGTGGGTATATAACCGTTATGATGAGGAAGGCAATGTGGTAGCCATTAAATTAAATGACCATGATAATGAAACTGAAGAAAATGTAATTGTTGAGACAACAGAACAACTTTGGGAATTTTTAAAACGAGTAGATAATATAGAAAAAAATAAATAAGTTATGAATTGTATTAAATGTGGAGACATAATTCCAGAAGGAAGATTAAAAGCCCTACCAACAGCTAAAACCTGTGTTAGCTGTTCAGGTGTTCAGAAAAAAGGTGTTGTCACAATAATGAAAGGTGAAGGTGATCATACTTGGATTGAAACTATTCATTTGGAACATGAAGATTATAAAGCCTATGTTGAAGCTGAAAATAAACTTCGTAAAACTGGAAATAAATTATTTGAACCTATTGATGAAACTCAAACAGAAATCCCTCCAGGATTTAGAGAAGTAAAACCAAACGAAGAGTAATGCCAAAAGCAAGACCACTTGGTAAGGAAATGATTTTAGCTGCTATGGCTAAAACCAAATCAAATAAAGCAGCAGCTCGCTATTTGAATTGTTCTTACATACATTACAAAATGTGGGCTAGGAGATATGAGGCAACACAACCTGGTTATGCTAATTTATTTGAACAACATAAAAACCAATCAGGTAAAGGCATTCCTAAATTTTTAAGTAATGGTAAACCAAGACGTGATTTTGCTTTATTAGACATTATTGAAGGTAGATTAGATCCATCCTCATTCAACCCTAATAAAATTAAATATAGATTATTACAAGAGGGTTATATGAAGGAAGAATGTTACTCATGTGGTTTTCATGAGCATCGTTTACTAGATTATAAAATGCCTTTAATTTTAAATTTTAAAGATGGTAACAAACAACATTATCGTCTTGATAACCTAGAAATGCTTTGTTATAACTGTTATTTCCTCCAAATTGGAGACATATTTAGCGACAAACAACTGGAGGGTCTAGAAGATCATTTAGTTAAAAATGAATCTAAAGTTGATTGGGAAGTAGATGATTATACTCAACAACGCCTTAGAGAATTAGGACTATATGACCCTAAACCTTTAGATGATGGTAGTGAATTTATCTCCCGCCTATGAAAAAGAAACGAGTACCATTACTAAAAAAAGGCAAACATAAAAAACATGATTCCCTTGTTAATGATTTTGATGTCCAAAAACAAAAACATTTAGAAAAATTAGCTACTAAAAGCTTGGAGGAACAAGAAAAATTTAGTAAATTAAAAGAGAAGAATATAAAAACAGATTTCTTTAACTTATTTTGATTATGATGAAAGAGATAACAGTTAACAATTCAGATGAGTTCCAAGAACTTGTTGATAATAAAGATTTTAGAATAGCTAAAGCTATTGTAGATGGTATATTAAATAATATGGACTCAAAAAAGAAGCATGTTCATGTTTTATCTATAAACTGTTTAGAGGAGGGAGAAATTTATGACATTACTGTTGAGCGAAAACACTTTATTGAGACATTAGAAGAAAATTTACCTTACTATATTAGAGAAGAACAATATGAAGATTGTCAACGTATTGTTAATGCTGTTAGTAAATTAAAAAATCCACCTGTTGTCAAACGAGGTAGGCCTAAAAAAAGTTAACTTAAATTTGGCTTAATAATAAGCTAATATTATATTTACAACAAAAATAAATGTTATGAAAAAATTAATCACAGAAGAGTTCAAGGAAAAATTTAAAGCAGCATTTGCTCGCTTTATGAACATTACTATTGTAGCATCAACTTTGATTGCTGGTTTTGGTCTAGGTTACTATTTCAATGAATTGAAAATGAAACCCAAATCGGTTAATGAAACTATTTTAAATAAAGAAGTTCGAATTGCTATTGATTCAGAAGACAAATTGATTATGATGGATCGTAAAACAGGAAGTTATAGTATTTATAGTGATTCAGTAGGTCGAATCATTTTTAAAATGTATGCTTCTAAGATTGCTAGTCCTGTTGTAACTAAATAAAATAAAATATGTTTGCTAAATTAAAAAGTTGGTATTTGATTATTATTCTAGGTATTATTGGGTTAATGTATTATAATGTTAACCGACGTCTAGATTATTTTGAAGAACGTTTAGATTTAGCTAATGGAACTATTTCACTCCAGATGTATGAGTCAATTGAACACTGGAGTGATAGTTTTAATATTCCTAAACATATTGCTTATAATGTTGCTTATTTAGAAACACGTTATCAAGGCCCATTTCATTTTAATTACAATCCATATCAAAAATCATATGCTGGAGCAGTAGGGCCAATGCAGATTATTACACGTTGGGCTAGACCTTATGTTAGGCGTCGTATTAGTGAAAAAGAATTAAAAACTAATATTGATTTAAATGTTATGATTAGTATGAAAATGCTTCGCAACTGGTACTCAATCCACCATGACTGGACATTGGCTTGTGGTGCTTATAATAGTGGTCAACCAATTAGAAATGACTATGCTGTTTATGCTACTACTAATAAGGACTATAAGAATAAATGGGAAAGACTTTAAAAACAAAGCCATGTATTTATCAGCATGGCAGCAGCAAAATCTAAAAAAACATCAATAAGCGCTTCATCGCTTTACAAAGAAAAACCTAAAAAATCTAGAAAAGGTATCCATGCAAAGACTAAAATGTCTAAAAATAAAGGCTCTAAAAACTATGTTAAAGTAAATGTAGGACAAGGATAAATTATGAGTACTATAAATAAAAAATATGTACCTCATACTTTATCTAAGCGATATAAAAAAAGTAGAGCGCATGGTAAAAAATTCAATAAACGTATAAAAGAAAATAACGAAGTTTTAAATAAAGCAAAAAGTAATGAGTAAAACAAGTAATGTACAAAGATTAGCGGTTCTGAAAATTTGGTTAGAAGAACTTAAACGTAAAGGTAAAATCAAAAAACAACCTGAATGGTTGAAAGAAATCCTTAATGAAGACTAATAATAGTGGAACAATAGAATTCTTTCAAAGCCTCCCAGATGATTTAATGGTTCAAATAGCTATTAATGATTGGGAGGCATTAGAAAGTTTATGTATTGCTCTTACTTTAGACTATCAAATGGTGGTTGAATATTATAAGAAAGAAATCCTTACTAAGGAAAAAAAGAAGGGTTTGGCCTCGTAAAACACATTTGTTATATTTATGTCATAATAAAAATAAAGGTTATGGCATTACATAGAATAATTGAAACACATAAAGTAAATATTTTAGGTCAAGAAATTACTTATACTAATAAGTTCCTTAAATATTCTAAAACTACATCTTATGGTTTCAAACCATCTAAGAGTATTATTAGTAATGGTGTTTATGTATTTAAATACACTTATGAGCATCCACAATTACCTCCAACATTATTTGTTTCACCTGTATCAGGTAAGAAATTTATTGTTCCTACTTGGCAAGAAGTTCATTCTGAAACTACATTAGAGGATATTGAATGGATTAAACCAGTTAAAGTAGAAGCACCAGTTAATAAAGAAACTTGGAAATTTGAATCATCAAGTGAAAAAGGTTTATTTTATAAGGTTACTAAACAAGGTGATAAATTAACTTGTAACTGTAGTGGTTTTTTTAGATGTAAAGATAGAAGTAAAGGTTGTAAACATGTTCAAGAAGTTAGAAAACAATTAAGCAAATGATAACAAGTAGACGTCCTAAAAAAGATAAAATTGAAATTGATTTATTAGGTCCTGATGGTAATGCTTTTGTATTATTATCTATTGCTAAGGACTTATCTCATAAATTAAATAAAGATTGGGATATAATTCATAGCGAGATGACAAGTGCAGACTATGAATGGTTGATTCAAGTTATGGACCATCACTTTGGAGATTTTATTATAATGTATAGATAATGGCTAGAAGTAAATCATATGTAGACGATCCAGTTATTGTAGTATTTAAAACCTCTAATAGGTCAAATGCTCAAACCAAAATGAAAATATTCAAAAACAAAAATGTTGATGAAGTAATTGACCCTAAATGTAAACTGCCAGGTATACCAGAAGCAGCTATTTGGCTTGAGGTAGGTTTAGGTGAAATATTTATTCAAAAATGGCAATCTAAATACAAACTTTAAAAATTTAGCATATTTATAATAAAATTATGACAAGAGGACAAATAGCTTATTTAGCAGATTCAAATTCAATATTTTCAATTTATATCCATTATGCATCAGACTCTGACTTAAATAAAGTACTCCCAGAATACTTCAATTCAGATTCTGAAGCTGAGGATTTAGTAATGAACGGTAATGATATTAGATTTATTGATTCTGAAACTGGAGAGGTAGAACGCTATGATAAAGGTGGTGCAGTACAAATCACAGATGATGAACCAGAAGATTTATTTAGTGAATTATATTATTATGCTAAGGGAAAAGGTGCGGAGGTTGTTTATGTTTGGTTAGAAGATAAATGGGTTACTCTTGATATGAATAAAGGTAGACAATACTTTGTAGGCACTTTATTAGACCAAATTAGAAACACAGAACCAACTTCAGAAGTAAAAACTGAAGAAGATGATACTGAACTTAAAGAATATATTAACCGTCAGTGGTTACATAGAGCAGGTATTATTAAATAATAAAAAACAAATTATAATAAAAAAAGGGGTTTGGCTTTGCTAGATCCCTTTGTTATATTTACAATATGATGAAACAGGAAGATAAATTTAACGGTTTAAGTAAAGGACAGGTTAAACAAATTATTCGTCGTAACATGATTACAAGGGTTAAATCAAGTAAAAAGGTTTACGACCGTAAAAAGGAAAAGAGGGGTTTGGCTTTCGGAGATTAATTTGTTATATTTATATTATAAAAGAAATAAAGGTTATGGAAAAAATAAAAATCAATCCTAATTACAAGTTTACATTTGATAATGATGTTGAACTTAGAAGAGCTGAAATGACAGGTTATATTGAATCATACGATATGGTTCGTATATGTGTTAAGCGTTTAGATAATGGAAACCAAGTTGATTTTCCTGTTAAAACTAAAGAAGATTATTTTGAAACAGTTGCTAGTTTAAATGAAAGAGCTAACGAGTTTGATATGGTAGAAATTTATCAAGATACGCACATGTATGATATTCAAGATTATATTTAATAAATAAAGTTATGGTAGTTACAATAATAATAGCAGCAGCTTGGACCGGATGGACAATTCATGTATTAAAGAAATAAAAGTTATGAGAAAAACAAATATAATTACCCCAATGTGGAAAAATTGCCTAAACATTCTTCAAACAGGTGATATGGAACTAGCAGACACTAAACTAATGGAATTGGTTTGGAAACTAGCTGATTATACTATGTTAGGTTATAAAGATGCTGACCGGATTGAAGGTGTTAAGTTGGAAGTATGGAAAGAAAGAGTATGGTACACTATAGAAAATAACGGTTTGTTAGATTAATATGAGTGAAAAAAGAGGCCAAACAGAAACACTAAGGTATGACTTTAATACTGTTGTTGAAAGTCAAGTCCAACTACAAAATGGTAAATGGTATAGAGTTACTTGTAGAGAGTTTAGAAGTTTTAATGGCCCAAGACGTTTTGTAAGATATAGTAAAGGTGAGCCAAGTTATGAAGAGTATAATGCTCCTCTATATTATTGGAATACTAATATTAGATGTAAAAAACCAAAGGAGTTTGGTACTCAATATATTCATACTATGAAGCGTGAAGTTCAATTAAGACCACATGAACGTCATTACTTAGATAAGAAATAAGTATATTTATATCTATGACTAATAATGAACTAATTGAAGAATTATATCACAAGGCTCATGCTAAAGGATTCCTTTATGAGTTGCATGACAAAGTAAAAGAATTAAAACAAAATGGAGAGATAAGGTGTGAGCATAGATTAGTTCAAAAAGCATATAGTGAACTTAAAAAAATTAAGCTTGCTCAACCATCCCACAACTCTTAATACGTATATACAATTTAAAATAAAGTTATGAAACGAACAACACAAGTAGCCCTATTATTAATACTATTATTGGTAGCCGGCTTTATCATCACGGTTATGGCTTGGTCCAAACCAACACAACCAACCAAAATAGATACAACAGTAATTGTATATAAGGATACAACACCAATAGTATACAGTGTGCGAGGAAAGAAAGCACTATTTATAGGTGATTCACATACGGCCGCCGATTATGGATGGCAGCACCAAGTATGTAAAAAAACAGGTATGAGTTACTTAAACACAGCCGTTGGAGGTAAACAAACTGGATGGATGGTTGAGGTAGCTAGTAGGTCAATAACTGAGTATTTTGATTACTGCTTTATTTACGGTGGGGCAAATGACATGGCTGGTAACAGACCGCCTATTAAGTCAGTTAAGAATATCCAGGTGATTGTAAACAGGTGTTTACGGTTTGGAGTAACACCAATAGTAGTTACAGGGTTTGATCCAGTAACATGTATTAATGTAGCGGGACGAGATATATACAAAGGGTATCCGCAACGCTACGCTAGGTTTCAACAATTGTTAATGGATTCGATTGTGGGGGCGCAAGTAGTAAAAACACATTGTATTTCGAGGACCGACTGTGGGGATTTTTTATGCCACATGACGGCCTCGGGTCATAAAAAGATGGCAGAAGCTGTTATTTTAGCTTGTAAATTTAAGAAAATTTAATTATATTAATAAAAATAATAAGGTTATGAATTTTACATACAATTTGAGTGAAACAGAGTATTTGGTATTTAAACCCAATCACAACTATTTTGAAGTGTATTCAGGGCATGAGGCTTCTGAGTTGAAGAAAATTGCTAATTACAAAGGCGGTAAATGGATCTTTGATAGCTATGATCAGAAGAAGTTGTTTTGGTTTTTGTTTAGTATTTTTAAGGCTGATTTTGGTAAGGCGCTTAAACAATATATTCGTTCATTGAATGAGAAGCCTAAAATATATGTTGTGGTTTGTGCTAAGCGTAGGTTTGATATTAAAATACAAAAAATAAAACGCAGTTGGGGTAATTGGTTTTATAATACATTTTATAGTAGATAATATGCCTTGGTATAGTAAATATTTTGATTATATAATATATTCAACAGTGGCGTTTATAGTAGGAATTAGTACAGTTGATTCAGTTAAAAACTATAAGAATGCTAGAAAGAAACCTAAATTTAAAGTAGAAACTAATTTTAAAGATACAATAAAATGAGATTAAACCCGTATAGTATTCTATTAATTATAGTATTTAATGCTACGGTTTCGGTTACAAATAAAACAATAAAAAATATAAAATATGAAGAAACAATTAATGACTCTAGTTTTTACCTTATTGACAGTATTGGGTTTGAACGCCAAATGTGATTGGAGCACATTGAAACTCCAGCAATGGAATGAACGTAACTACTATAAGTGGCAAGTAAGTGGTGCTGGGATTGGTGATGACACTTGTGTTAGTTATCAAATGTCCATTTATAATTTTCAAACAGGAAAATCTCAAGTTCTTAAAGGTGGAAAAGATACTGGTGTAGGATTTGAGTATTATCTTTATGAAAGGAATGGATTTGTGGAAGTATTATTTAATACTAGAGGTAAATACAAATTGTATATAAAAGTAGTAAATAAATGTAATAAATGTGATACAGCACTTTATCGTATAGTAGAACTAATCCAATTTCCAGGTGCTGGGTTAGGATATTCTATAGATATGAATGATTGTAAAAAATATAAGTTTGAAATGAATTATATTAAAGGATATCCATTGAAAGACACTTGTATGGTGTACTATATGGTATTTTATAAAGGACCTTGGATGGATACAATGTCTCAGAAAGAATGGGATAATTTAACTGATTACCAAATTGGTATAGAGTATGATTTTCCGGATGCGGATTATTTAGGTTATACTCAAACACGAATTGCTGATTATACCTTTAAAGACAGTGGACGTGTGTTGATGTATGCTGAATGGTGGAATAAGTGCTTAAGACAAGATACATTTATGTTCAGACGTTTGGATGTATGTAAACGCGCCAATACAACGTCTATAACCACCATTATTAAACCTGAACCTAAGATTGTCGCAATGTATGATATGATGGGCCGCCGTGTTTATAACGTTAAAGAGGATGAGTTAGTGGTTTATATTTACAGTGACGGAACAAGTAAAAAAATAATTAAAAAGTAAATTTGATTTGGAGCCCCGAAAGGGGCTCCTTATATTTAAGCCATGAATAGATTAGACGAACAATATCAAAGATTACTTAAGGATATTCTTGAGTATGGAGTAGATAAAAAGGATCGTACTGGAACAGGTACTAAATCAATTTTTGGTTATACTATTCATCACAATATGATGAATGGTTTTCCATTACTAACTACTAAAAAGATGCCATTTAAAACAATGGCAACTGAGTTGATGTGGTTTTTGATGGGTGATACAAATATTAAGTATTTGGTTGATAATAAATGTCATATTTGGGATGGAGATTGTTATAAAGCGTATATTAAAAGATATAATAAAGGTGAATATGTTGGTAAAACTAAATTATTAGAAAATTCTAAGAAAAATAGAACATTGACTGAACCATTCACACAAGAAGAATTCATCAACTTTATAAAAACCGATAATGAGTTTGCTAAAGAGTGGGGTGACTTAGGGCCAATCTACGGTAGGCAATGGAGAAGATGGGCAGATTATTATAATGGATCAGGTGAATACACAGACCAAATCGCAAACCTAATTAACGAACTTAAAACAAATCCAGACTCACGACGACTAATGGTTTCAGCTTGGAATGTAGCTGAATTAGAAGATATGGTATTACCTCCTTGTCACCATAGTTTCCAACTATATTCTGTGGAAAAAGAGGGACAACGTTATTTAAGTTTATTATGGAATCAGCGTAGTATAGATTCTGCTCTTGGCCTCCCCTTTAATATTGCTTCTTATGGTTTATTACTTGAAATGATAGCAAGAGAAGTTAATATGATTCCTGAACACCTTATAGGCCATTTAGGTGATTGCCATTTATATTCAGACCATTTAGAAGGAGCTAAAGAACAAATAAATAGAGAACCTCGTGAATTGCCTAGATTACATATGAGTTCAGGTCATAATTTTAGAGCCACATTAGCCGGTAAAGCTGATGAAATTGATTTAAATGATTTTATGTTAATTGGGTATGACCCGCATCCAACAATTAAATTTCCTTTATCAAACTAGTGTAAGAAACATAATGGCACAATATTTATAATAAACGTGCCATTATGATTTCAATTTATATATTATTAGAAAACGAAATACCTGTTTATTTAGGTAAAACTAATGAACCTATTAGACGATTAAGAGAACATAGAATAAATTTTAGTAAAGATGTATCTCTAGAAGTAATTGATGAAGTAGAAGAAAATGAATGGATGTTTTGGGAACAATGGTGGATTGAATTATTTAATGGTTGGAATATAACTTTATTAAATAAAAATAAGGGTGGTGGCGGACCAAACCAACAAACTGAATCAGCTAAGAAATTAATAGGAAATAAACAAAAAGGAATAAAAAAACCAACAGTTAGTAATAAACTTAAGGGACAAAAAATAACTTGGGATCTAGGAACTAGTACAGCTGTTTTGCAATTTGATAAACAAGGAAATTTCATAGCAGAATATAAATCAATGGGTGAAGCCTATTCTAAAACAGGAGTACCCAGTTCAGCTATATGTGAAGTATGTAAAGGGAGAAGAAAATCAGCCCATAAATTTATTTGGAAATACAAAGAATGATTACTATATTACCAACTATTAAAGCACCTCTTTCAAATTAATTTGGTTTTGTAAAACTTCTTTTGTATATTCATGGCATGGAAAAAAATAATAAAGATTCTCAAGGTTTAGGATTAGGTACAATTCTATTTTTGATTTTCTTAACACTTAAACTTGGTGGTTGGGGTGTTGTTGCTACTTGGTCTTGGTGGTGGGTAACTGCTCCTTTATGGATTCCTTTAGGGGCTATATTAGTAATTTTAGCAATTGTTGGGCTAGTTACATATATTAATAGTAAATAATTAAATATGGATAAAGCAACACTTGAAAGATTAGATGATGAGGATTGGAACTTAAATAAAAAAAACAAATTACCAATCCCCGCTAAAACTTTACTTAAGTTAGGCAAGTGTTGTGGTAATAAATGTTTGAATTGTCCTTATGAACCTAAACACACCCCAGGTAATAAAAATATTCTAACTAAATAAAATAAATTATGACAGAAGTTTCAGTATTAGATTTGCATGGTGTTAAACATGAAGATGCTATGATGATAGTTGAAGAATGGGCTATCATGTGGGATTATCGAGTTCAAGCATTTGCTGGAAAAATTATTACAGGTAATAGCACTAAAATGAAAACACTAGCTGTTACTGCATTAAAAAAACATAATTTTGATTATCAAATTATGACTGATGGTTCAATTTTAGTAAATGGAAAGTTATGAGTGAAGAATATAATGAGTGGTATTGGAAATTATACAGGTGGTTTAGATGGAATTTTAAATACCAACACAAGTACATTAAATATGGAATTCAAAATTTATACAAATGGTTTTGGGTAATATGGAAAGATAGAGATTGGGACCATCATTATATCTTTGAGGTACTAAAATTTAAATTAGAGAAACAAGCTAAACATTTAGCCGAAAATGGTTTCCATAATAATGCTCAACGTGATGCAGAATTAATGATGACTTGTGTTAGGTTAATTGATAAGCTTCAAAATGAGTATTACTATGATGAGCTATGTAAATCCGGTGTAAGGTCATCTGAAGCAGTTCAAAATGTAATAGCCAAACACAAAAAAGCAAAACGTTTATTATTTAAAATAATGAATGATAGGATTGAAGAATGGTGGGATTAGTTTGGCCTTTTAAGATAGTATTGTTATATTTAGATAAATAAATAGGTTATGAGATACACATTAAAAGATTTTTACTCAATTGACGACATGTATTATTTTCCTGAACTAAATGGTGTTTGGGTTGATGAAGATGAAGCTAAACAAATCATTGATGAAATGAATGAAGAATCAGAATGGGATGATTATATGGCTAATGTAGACCAAGATAATCAAAGATATGAAGATTCTCAAGCCCAACAAGATGCTGCTATGGAAGATTATAATTTTGGACTATGAAAAAAATAAAATATACAAATCGTTACAATGATGTTTTTACATTCAGTAAAACGGATGATGGAAATATTTTGTTTGAAGGTGAATTTAAATGGATGCGTTGTGGTTGGCCTAATGTTTATGATCGAGCATATGAGGCTTATTCTAATGATGTTGATACAGACGAGCGAATGACTATGGGTGAATTTAAAACCGCTGTTCATGAGTATGATAAAGAAACATATAAATCAACTCCATTAGCTAAAAAATATGCTCCATTAGTCTATTCAGATACTACTAAAATTGATATGATTGACCCCAGTGGTGGCCCATATATGCATTCAGGTCATGATATGGGAATGTTTGATAAATCATTTAAAGGGATGATTATTGAGCAATTCAAATCAACACCTGAGGGTTATTTAATTGTTGTTAAAAAATAAGTTATGAATCCAGAAAAATTTATAGTTACAACATTTACTATCTCAATGGAAGAATTTGATCAAATTTTTCCTTGGTTTGAAAATCTAGGTATTGAAAAACCTAAATCAAAGCGAGGACGTAAACCAAAAGCAAAACAAATGACAGATATAGCTGTTGAAATGAAATCAAGTAAATAAAAGTTATGAGTGGAGGACATTTTGATTACGAGCAATATAAAATTGAACAGATTGCTGATTCAATTGAGAGAATAATTGAAGGAAATAAAAAAGAAGTTGCTGATGAAGATAGATGGCATGAAGTTTGGGATGATAGAATTTACTACTATGATTATCCAGATGAAGTAATTGAAAAATTTAAAGAAGGAGTAGACCTACTTAGAAAAGCTCAAATCTATGCTCATAGGATAGATTGGTTGGTAAGTGGTGATGATGGAGAACAAACATTTTTAGAACGTTTAAAAGAAGACTTAAGTAATGAGCAAGATAGACAAAAATAGTAAATTTTATAAGCCTCCTACCCTACAAGAGCGCTTACAGGACATTAAGTATTTCTTCTTGTTTTGGAGAGGAAGAAAGAGGGGTATGATTTTCACCCGTAACATTACACTAGATGATTTCCGCTATATCTTTTTTCCTAAAGGATTTGAGAAATACGGTTACTTAGGAACACATCTATGGAATGAAGAAGGTGACTGCTTTAATGCTCTATACCCTCTAGTACTAGCTATGGATTATGAAGCTAAGCCTAAGCTATGTCCAAGATGGTTCTTACGATTCCTTCACGTATTTGGTAGTGATAGGTCTATTGTTAGAGTACGTAACTGGTCTTTACATGACTTACTACGTAAGCTAACTAAGGGTATTGCCTTTATAGATTGGAAGACTAAGTGGGCAGACTATGACTTACGTATTTCAATTCATGGTCCTGAGCATCTGCAAAACCTGTCTGAAGATATTGAACATGGTTTTTATTCTAGGGGTAAACAGAAAGAGTTAGTAGCTGAAATCTTAGAACTAGATCCTAATGCAAGTATCATCTGGGGTAGTATTGAACGATTTGAAAAGCAGTTAGAGAAACTAGAAACTGAAAAAGAGAATCGAGAAAAGCAATTAGACTTTGTAACTAAACAAGCTCAAGAATTAAACTTAGGGTATAATAAAGAAATGGATTAATATGATTAAGTGGAATTACAAACCATCAGGCAACTGCCCCGTTCAATCAGAAGGTTGGTTCTTAGGACACTACTTCTACTTTAGAGCAAGAGGTGAACAAGCCACTATTGAATTCAGCAAAGTAGAAGGTGACTCGGAAGTAGCTTATTACATTCTAACTAAAACCGAACCTTATATGGCAGGTTGGTTACCTAAATGGATATGTAGGTTGCTAATTTGGAAAGGATGTCTTAAATTTATGATTAGAAAACGAATACAAAAATTATGAGCAAGATTAAACAAATTAAAAAATGCCTAAATTAATTAGAATAGAAAGAACTGAACGCATCTATGAAGTAGAACTTACTGAAGAGCAGTACGAACTCTCAAAAGAGAGTGGTGAAGGTTTTGATAAGATCTATGAAGAGATGAGTGCTAAGTTGAAATTAGCAAGGATAAAAGAAGGTCCAAATAGCAAATTCACTATACATGAAAAAAATAAGTACAACGATGAGCAAGATTAAACAAGACAAAATATACCTAACTCAAGATGAGAATGGTAATCTAAAAATGGATGATGAAGTAGGTAAGATACTGTTTGGTGATCCTAATGCTAACGCTAAATATAAACTAGTTCGTGAACGTGATGGTTTAACACATTATGGAAGAGAGATGGGATGGATTGAATGGGGATACAATGGTAGGTTTAGTGAATTACATAAGGAACCCCAAATTGGTTTATCTTGTATATTAGATCCACACCGAATAAGTTTTACTTGGTTAACAACTTCTATTACAGAAATTTTGGAAAACCAAGATGGTTATGTTAAATTCAAAACACGAAATAGTAATTATGAATTATGGAGACTAAAAAACGATTAAGTAGAGAAGAGAAGAAAGAAAAAGCAGTTGTTGATCTAATCAATCAGATGTTTATTATTGCCGGCCATAATGTTACTTATGATGATATCTTAGGTAAAGAAAAATGGTTTCAAGAATACTCAATGACTGTCCAGCAAGGAGAAGAATTTAAGAAGTGGGGTAAGAAATACCTTATGAAGAATTTAAGGATGTATGCTAAGGTAGCAGAAAGAGAAATGCAATGGTTTAGCTTACAGTGGGGATTAACTTATAGTAATTGGGAGGAATATAATGAAAAATAAAATATTTAAAATAACTGTACTTGTAGGAATTATAGGTAACATTAGTGTTGGATTATCTTTTTTAGTAACAGGAAACATTCCAATGGGTATGGCTCATTTATCTAGTGGTATTATTTTTATGCCTATATATTGGGACCTAAAACAAGATAATAATGACACAACAGGAATTTGAACAACATAGACAAACGTGGATTAGAGAGTGGAATGATAAGTGGAGATTACTTGATATTGACTTTGAGGCCTACATGCTTATGAAAGGTATGGCGCCTGATGAATATAAAGCCATAAATGAGGATAGTTGGAAGAAAAATGAACTTATAGATGATGAATGGGGTGAGACATTCATATAAAAAAATAGACTGGCATGAGGTTAAGACATTTATTTACCTAGTTATTTGGTTAGGTATTATGGTATCTTTCCCTTTGATCCTTTTTTAACCTCTTGCTTGGCCTTGCCGAAATGTGATGTTATATTTATAGCATAATAAAAATAAAGGTTATGCAAAACGTAAACGTAGTAAAAAGAAAAGGTCGCCCAAGCACTAAAAATGTAACTTACACTCCATCACTAATTGATTTTAGTAAAGTTACTAAATTGAATGATTTAAACATCGATCCTAAAATGATGTTTACTATGAGATCAGGTTTGAAAGTTGATGATTTGATTTCACATGAAGGAGGTATTCCGGCCGCAACTAATATTATGATGATTGGTGATCCGGGTGTAGGTAAAACAACTGTATTGTTGGATGTATTAGCAGGTGCTCAAAATAAAGGAGCTAAATGTTTATTCATTTCAGGTGAAATGGGTAAGAAACAAATGTTCAAATACACTCAACGTTTCCCACAATTTGGAAATATTGAAACATTGTTTATGCAAGATTATTTAGAGTACAACACTAAAGATGTTATTGAACAGGTTTTAAATATGGGTTATGATTTAGTATTGATGGATTCAGCAGCTGAAATTATTGATGGTGTTCGTGATGATAACAATTGGGATCGTAAAATGGCTGAGTCATGGTTGGTTGATGTTTGTATCAAGAATAATAAAGGTGAGAACAAATCAAATAAATACACTTCGTTTATGTTGATTCAACAAGTTACTAAAGCAGGTGTATTTGCAGGTTCAAACAAATTGAAACATTTAGTTGATGCAATGGGAGAGATGCGCCGCGAATCAGAACGTGATGGTTCAGGTACATATATTAACTTTACTAAAAACAGAAATGGTTTAGTTGATAATAAAATGTACTATGAATTGAACAACAGTAAAATTGTTTATGGTAATGTAATAATTAATGAAGAAAATTAATATGAAATTTAAAGCAGAAAATAATGAATTTCACCATGGGTTTCAAATGACATTTGATAACGGGTGTACTATTAGTGTTCAATTCAGTAAGTATAATTACAGTGATCAAGGCGAAACAACAGCAGAAGTAGCAGCTTGGAACAGTAATGATGATTGGATGATTTGGGATGGTGATAATTGGGTTATATTGACCAATGGAGATACAGACGTTATGCCTCGTCAAACAACAGATGATGTTGCTATGTTAATCAGTGAATTAGTTAAATTGAAATAGTATGGTTATATTTTTATTAATAATAGTGATACTTTACCTAGGTGCTATAAACGATAAGTTAAAGAAGTAATGAGTCCACATCAAAAAGCAGCATTAGAAATTGTTCATGATTATTATTTCATGTTACCAAACAATGGTTACATGTATGGTGGATGTAATAGTTGTGATTCGCGTTACAAGGAAGGTATTGAATGTGCTTTACTAAGTGTTAAACGAATTATACTAACATTAGAATTTATGGCAGTAGAGAGTGATGCTGCTTTTATTATGGATAGAATAAATTTTTATGATGAGGTACAAGCTGAATTATATAAAATAAAAGAGGGTAATGGTGGTGTGTCACTAAATGATTTAATGGAAGTATTTAAAAAATAAACAATGATAAGTAAGATTAGAAACAAATGGTTTACAGTTAACTTTGTACTCCGTCACAGATGGGAAGACGGAGACTACACCGACTACGAACTACGTCAGCTAAAAAGCACATTAAAATTAGGTGTGTGGGCAAAAACATATGAAGCAGTCGGTAAAAGAAAAGGTACTCCTAAAGAAGTATTCAATAAGAATAATCATGTTAGAGTTTACATGATTGGACTAAACCTTATTGTGTGTAGTGTATGGATGGATATTAGCAGACCAACATTTGGAAGTTAATATGAGTAACAATAAACAAACAGGAGGATGATGACGATGACGAATAATAATAATCCAGATAAACAAGCAATGATGAAAATACAATAATGGAATTAGATATAAATGCGTTACGGGATAAATTAGATATGGCATTGGATAAGGAAACAGCCGATAGTTTAAATGAATGGTTAAACAATAAGCGGGACGTGACGGATGAACAGATAGCAATAATGCAACTAGTAGGTGTATTAGATGACATTCAATCGATGATGCATGAATTGACATTGGATGAGAGGAATGAGTTAATAGACGAGTTAACACACCTATATGAACGCTATAACATCTATGCTAATGCACGCAAACATGACGAACCATAATAATACGGATATCAAAATATTATTATATTTGTATTGTATGTGACAGAATACGGGTGTGGTGTAGGGTATAAAGTGTTGGGCGGGTTAACCCCTTTTCCGCGCGCGGCCAAGCCCTACACTATATAAAAAAATATATACCTCTCTTAAAAACCTCGCACCTCTCGCTTGGCCTTCGCGATGGGTGATGTTATATTTATAGCATAATAAAAATAAATAAAGGTTATGAAAAACACAAACAAATTAGTTATCGCGGTTAAAAACAGAGATTTGAAAGTATTAGGTTTCTTTAACAAGGACGGTGAGGGTGAGTCAATATGTGATGCAGGTAAATATCGTGTAATAACTAAATGCCAAGCTGGGTTTATGGTTACTAGCGTTGTTGAGACTTCAAGCGCTATAAATGCCTTACGCAACTACAAAGTTAAAGCTATTCAATCTATTGCCCGCATTATGAAGGCTGATGATTATGAATTTGAGGTTACTGTATTTGCTCGCTCAGGTAAGAAAATATGGATTGCAGAAGCAATGTTGAGTGAAATGACTGTAGGTGATATTAACCAGGACCTAAGCAAAACTGCCCTATATAATCAGTTCCAATATAGTGCTGTTAATGCTAAAACATGGGCCGACAAAGCCTATGTAATGAATGAGGTTGAAGTAATAGCTGCTTAATTTTGGCCTCACCAAACACAGATGTTATATTTAAGTACAATAAAAATAATATGATGATGAAAACAGTAATTAAAAACAATACACTAACAAGTGCATTTAAACAAACACTGATTGGAACAACAGCACTAGCATCGGTTGTGTTGTTTTTAGCCGCCACCGTGATTGCCCTTTACAAAGCCGCGGGATTTTAAAAACAGGACCTTTATTTTATTTTATTATAGGGTGGTACGCCGTACGGTGTACTGCCTGCGTACGTACGTACGGTGCACGTAATATAGACCACGTGCGTTGATATCACCGTAATGTTGGATATGTGGAAAAAGGGCATTAGATCGATTTTTAGATCGTAAATAAAAACTAACCCATCGACAAGTATATACTTATATCCCCCACATCACCCCACAGTTTCCATATGGGCAATTTTTTTAAAAATCCAAAGGAACAAAAGAAGAGATCTTAAAAAGAAGTTTGGCCTCCCAAGAATATATACATATATTTATGTCATAATAAAGGTTATATGATCACAGAAAAAATAAATCACTTCGGAAAAGAAATTGAGGTTTTAAAAAAAGGTTTGTTTGTTGATACTATTAAATTAGCTAAAAAACAAAGTGATTTAGCTAAAAAAGAGAATAATGATTGTGTTGTTAGAGCGTTTATGGCTGCTTTAGATATTCCATATGATCAAGCGCACGCATGGGTTAAAAAGAATATGAACCGTGAAGATTGTAAAGGTACTTACACAGGTAAAGCTATTCAATTGATTGAAGGCAAAACAAAAAATGGTTACAAAATTGGATTTATGGGTTTAAATCCAGCTAAAGTATGTTGGCAGAAAGTTACCGGAAGTAATAAAATATTGACTAATCCTAAGTACAAAAAACAAACAGGATATACAGTAAAATCATTTATCGAAAATAATCCAGTAGGTCGATTTGTATTAATTATTCAAGGACATGCAGTAGCAGTAATAAATGGAGTATTATATGCTAATACAAATGAGAATGCGCTTGGATTATATCGTTCAGTTTGGTTTGGTTTTGAGGTAAAATAATGATGATGTTGTTTTATATTTTCTGTTGGTGCTACACAATTGTTTGGATATTCAAAAAGATATCCAGATGGTTAAACAAAATGTTTGGCTCTTGAAGAGAGGGATGTTATATTTAAGTATAATAAAGGTTATGGATAAAGTTAGAGTAAGTTTAGTAATTCAAAGCATGTTAAGTGATGCTATGGTAGAAGTTCACCACCCCGAGTTAATGGAAGAAGGTCAAGAACGTTTACGTTTTGTAAAGTATTTGGTTCACCATTACCCAAACACAAACCAAGATATTATGGTTGATTTTGTTTATGAACAGTTTAAACAATTTGGCAAGTAAGGTTATGAATGAAATCACTCTCAAAGCAATCAAAATAATCCAGAACTGTCCCGACTGTTTGTCCTCTCTTAAATCATCACCTTGCAATGATTACCAGGCACGGTTCAGTGCGTTTATACGTGTTAAACACGGTATATTAACCACTAACATGATTGATTGGACAACTGTCATGCAAACTATAAATCCCACTATATAATGAGTATCTTTTTCCCACCCGAAAAGATTTTAGACAATCCCGAGTTTGTTCCTGTTAATATCAAGCCGGATGGAGATGGGGGTCATCGCTTAACTAAAGTCACTCACCATACAAGAGTACCTTCACCTTTAGGTGACGGGTGGGAGGATATTCTTTATTTCCGTTATATAGGTTCTCATAACACTGACGAGTCACGTAAGAATGGACTTGGCGGATATGTGTATATCCTGACTAATAAACAGTATCCTGGAAATTGTAAAATTGGTTTTACTACCTCATCACCACAATATCGTTTGCAAAAAATAAATGGTGCTGGTGTTGTTAATGATTGGGATTTGGCTTTTGATTATAAATGTTCTCGTCCATATGATTTTGAACAGGCTATTCATTTGAAGCTAAACGATGTTAGGATTCGTAATGACCGTGAGTTTTTTGATATTGATTTATCCGAGGCGATTCAATTGGTTAGGGAAATGGGACCTATGTTTGGTAGACTAGACTAATGGCTAGTTTATTTATCCAATGTAATATTATATATTAGTATATACGGATAGATGGGTTGGGGAAGGGCAAGCCAAATTTGTGGAGAAAGAAAAGAAAGGTTTGGCCTCATCAACATGGGATGTTATATTTATGTCATAATAAAAAACGATAAAAGGTTATGAAAAACATTAGCAAAAACAACAAATTGGCGATTTTGGGAGTTAGTTCATTTTTGATCGCTATGGGATTTGGACAATTGGGTCTTGAAACTTTAGAATTGGCTGCTCTATTTTGTTTTGGGTTTTCTTTCGGAAGTATTTTTTTCGGAAAAGAGGAAGAAGTTAAATAATAAATAAAAAATAATAAATAAAAGTTATGAAAAAAAAGGATCTTATTTCAATCAACGTAAACGAACTTAAGGATTTCTTAGGTCACATCATCGCAAATAATCGTTATTTGCAAGAACAAGGTAAGTCACCTGTTAGTGTAGAAGTAATTGGTGAGAGTGGTATTGGTAAAACATCAGCCATTATTCAATTGGCAAAAGAACAGAATCTTAACTTTGTTAAGTTGAACTTAGCCCAAATTGAAGAAATTGGTGACTTGGTAGGTTTTCCAATCCGTCAATTTGAAGTTGAAATCAATAATGAAAAGACTTGGATTGATGAACATACATTAGATGAATACCTTAAACTAGGGTATAATTCAACTGGTCAAAACAGAATGAGTTATTGCCCACCTGAATGGATTGCTAATAAAGAAAAAGGTGGAATTTTGCTTTTGGATGACTGGAATAGAGCTGATGTTAGGTTTATTCAAGCTATTATGGAACTTATTGACCGTCAACAATATGTTAGTTGGTCATTGCCTAAAGATTGGCATATTATTCTTACTGCCAATCCTGATAATGGAGATTATTTAGTTAATAGTATTGATAATGCTCAAAAGACTCGATTTATTAGTGTCAACTTGAAATTTGATATTGATTGTTGGGGTAAGTGGGCTGAGGAGAATGATATTGATGGTCGATGTATTAACTTCCTATTGATGCATCCAGAACTAGTTACTACAGATGTTAATAGTAGAAGTGTATCTATGTTCTTTAATTCTATTTCTTCACTTAAATCGTTTGATGATAGTTTGCCTTTGATTCAAATGATTGGAGAGGGTTCAGTTGGACCAGAATTTAGTAGTTTGTTTACTATGTTTATTAATAACAAGTTGGACAAAATGATTTCACCTGAGAATATCTTTAAACAGGATGAAAAATATGTTATGACTACTTTGAAAGGTTTAGTTGGTAAAGATGCTAAATATAGAGCAGATATTGCCTCAACATTATCTACTAGGGTTATAAACTATTTGGATTTTTATTCTAAAAATAATCCAGTTGAAAAAGATACCATTAATAGAATTTCTAAACTAGTTACTGAAGAAATTTTTACTACTGATATTTGTTATAATATGGTTAAGTCAATTTACAATAATAATATGAGTAAATTTAAAACCATGATTATGGATAAAGAGTTAGTAAAATATATTATGAAATAAGATCCGACATTGGGGGTTTGGCTATCCAAATCCCCTTTGTTATATTTAAATAAATAAAAGTTATGAAAATAGAAAAATGTATTTCACCTAAATTTAGTAATCCTGGTAATAATGGGTATTTTTACACCAGTTGGTATGATGGTAATCATAAATCTTTTTATACTAAAGATGAACTAGAAAAACATAAAGCCAACATTAAAACTATCTTCAATAATGAGGGTAATGGTAAAATAGGTAAAACAATTTATGTGGGTAAAGGTTCTAATGCTCCTCGTCATAAAATTAAAATGCTTGTAGAGGAAAATAAAATCAAGAAAACAACTATTATTGAAAATTCAGATACTGTTATTTTTGATAAAAAAATTATTAATGATGTTTACAAATGGTTTGATAATTGTAAAGAAGTAAAAATTGTTAATGTTCCTTTTACTAAAGATTTATTAGATACTATTAACAAGTATAATAGTGGTCGACCTAACTACGTAAAACAATATGAAGAGTTTTTTGTAAAAAAATATAGTTTACTTATAAACTACAGTGATTATATTGATTATCCATCTGATTTTAAACAAGCATTAGGAAATTTAGTCTGGGAAGATTATCATGAACAACATACTTACAGAACAAAAAATATTCAAGATGTATTTGATACTATTAAACTTTATTTTCTAAATCCACATGGTAATATTATTTGGGATGATAACATCTTAGAAACACTTAACTCAGATGGTATTGACTTAGATGATGATTATGTTAATACTTTAGATAGTATGTTTAGTAGTAAAGAACCAGACAATATTAGATTAGCTATTGAAATGATGTCTAATGTTAATTTAAATAAATATGGTTTAACAATTGCCCTTTTATTAAATAAACATAGTAGTAATATGAATTGGGGAAATGGTAATACAGGTAGTCAAGCATATAAAACACTAGACCGTTATTTTTTAAATAAAGGGATTGATTGGAAACGAGATTATAGACCATTTAGTGCTGGTTTATATAAAAACTATGCTAATGATAAAGGAGCTAAGGAGATCATTGAACAATTTGTTTTACAAAATATTAATAGACATTTAGCAGAAAATGGATTTGGTTTTAAAGGTTGTATGTTACAAATAGATAACTTTAAAATATCACTTCACAACAGAAAATAAGATTTGGCCTTCGGGCTATTTTTTGTTATATTAATATAAATAGGTTATGAATAATACATACGAAGAAATCGCAAAATTTTCTAAGCATCTAATGCTTAAAGAACCATTTTATGGTTTAGTACTCATCTCTTTAAATAAAGAGTTAGATAAAAATATTCAAACAGCTTGTGTTACACCAGACAAGATTAATACTAAACTAAAAGTTAATCCAGATTTTTGGGCTACATTAGATGATAAAACTAAATTGGGAGTACTTAAACATGAGTTACTTCATATTTGTTTCTTTCATTTAACTAATTGGGATCGTTTTGATAATAAGAAAGTGTATAATATGGCGGCTGATTTAGAAATCAACCAATATATTAACTCTGACATGAAAGGTGAGGCTTGGGATGGTTTAGAAATTGATGGTCCTACTTTTAAACCACTTAATTTAGAACCTAGAAAAGGTACAGATTATTATTATGGTAAGTTGATGCAAGAAATTCAAGACAATCCTGATGGTGATGTAGCTAAAATGGCTGGTGAAGGTAGTGAGTTTGTTTTAGATTTAGATGGTGTTGAAGGTTTAAGTGAGGCTGAAAAGAAACTTATTGCTAAACAAATTGACCACCAACTAAAAGATGTAACTGATACTTTAGAGAAAAAAGGTTCTGGTAGAGGTTTGGTTCCATCTGAAATGAAAGATTATATTGATTCTTTATTTGAGATTGTTGAACCTGTTATTGATTGGAAGTCATACCTTAGACGTTTTAATAGTATGTCTACTATGGTCTATACTAAAAAGACTCGTCGTAAGCCGAACAGACGTTTCAATACGGGTCCTGCCCTTAAAATAAAACAAAAGAAAAGAACATTGGTTGCTATTGATACTTCAGGTTCTGTTAGTAATGATGATTTAGTAGAATTCTTTAATGAAATTTATCACATATATAAATCAGGTACTTATGTTGATATTATTGAATGTGATGCTAAGGTTCAAAGAGTTTATGAATATAAAGGTCAAAGAGAAGAAATTGAAGTACAAGGTAGAGGTGGTACTGATTTTGAACCAGTGATGCAATACCTATCAGAACATAGAAATGAATATGCTAATTTGATTTATTTAACTGATGGTGAATGTTGCTCTCCTAAAACTCAACCTATGAAGCCTATGCTTTGGGTTCATAGTTCAGGCCATGATATAAATAATGATTTACCAGGTGCTAAAATAAAAATTGTAAGATAATGGAACATTTACTAAATAGATTACCTGAAAAATGGGAAGAAAAAATAATCCCATTAATGACTATACATAATAAGTTTGTGTTAGGTGGAAGTTTGGCTTTGTATATCCTTAAAATGATGGAATATGATTTTGAAAAACGAGATCCAGATTTAGATTTTAGTTTAACAGAACCATTTGATGAAAAAGAATTTTTAACATTACTTGATTTTTTTGATTTGTGTATTACTAGGAGTAGCAATGATTATGAAGAAGAAGGTGATACAATTAAACTAAAATCTCCTATTGAAAGTCTTAAAAAAGACTTAATTATATTAGAACATAATTGTAAGTACCAAGAATACTCATTATCAGAGTATTCATCATTAGGAGATACTCTTAAAGATTTTAAGGAAAAATACTATAAAGTAGATTTTTTTAATAAAAATTATCTTAAAGCAAAAGATTGGTTTGAATTAGATTATTTTGGAACTACTATTAAAATCACTCATCCTAGTATTATTTTAGCTGCTAAAATGATGTATGGAACAGATACTAGAGTAGGAAAACAATATAAACATTTTCAAGACATACAAAGCATAGATTGGGATAATTACTTTAAAATTGTTAAATGTATTCGATCAAAGAATAAATCTATAACAGCAGAACAAAGTAATGGAACAATTTATACTAAATACATTCTAGATAAGTATGTTTTTGAGGATATTGATATTGAATTACCTTTCTAACATATTTATAATATATGGCTAAAATTGTATTATTGAGTTGTACCAAATCTAAGTTGGATAAGCCAGCTCCAGCTAAAGACATGTACTCACCTTCTCCTATGTTCCAAAAAACAAAGGTGTATGGTGAAGCTCTTAAACCTGATAAAATGTTTATCTTATCTGCTAAGTATGGTTTATTACCTATGGATAAACAAATTGAACCTTATGATTTAACTCTTAAGACTATGAAGAAAGATGAGAAAGATCAATGGGGTTCAACAGTTAAAGATCAAATGGGTAAAATGGGAGTTAATCCTCAATCTGATAAGTTTGTTTTCTTAACAGGTTCAGAGTATATGAAGCCACTTGAAAGTTTTATTCCAGCAGAAAATATAGAAAAACCAATGGAAGGTAAGAGAATGGGAGAACGATTGTCTTGGTTAAACTCACAAGCTCAAAAAATAAAAGAATTTATTCAACATATAAAGAAAACAATTTATGAAATTATCGGAAAGTAATTTACACGAGTATATTCAACTATACCTAAACGATATTGAGGATTATGATTCTCAAGAACAACATATGTTGGCTGAAAGCGTACTTAAACCTGTCAAAAACCTTATATTAGAGTCTAAAGTAGATCCTATGACGATGTTGATGGAAATGAGGAACGTGGCTAATAACGCCGATAAGGCGGTTATAGAAGACTTTATATTGTACTTAGGTAACATTTAAAACCTCTCTTCACCTTTCTTAACCTCTTGTTTGGCTCACCCGGAGCCGTATGTTATATTTATGTCATAATAAAAAACGATAAAAAATTAAGGTTATGTTAGACATTCAAAATTCACAATTCATCGACAAGAAAGAGATTAAAAATCGCGCCAAATCAATCTTCACAGAAAAAGGTGCGCCAAATGTAAGTGACAAGTACGCTCACATTTCAACTGAAAAAATCATCGACGACATGGCTCTTCTAGGTTGGGGAGTAGTTGATGCTAAAGAGGTTAAAGCCCGTAAAGCGGATACAATGGGCTTTCAAAAACACTTAGTTGTGTTCCGTAACAACGAGATTCAAATCACTTCAGAAGATGGTGATAATGTGTCTCCACAAATTTTGTTAACAAATTCACATGACGGTAAAAATGCATTTACTTTCACAGCTGGTTTGTTCCGTATGGTTTGTGAAAATGGATTGGTTGTTTCAAGCCGTGAGTTTGAAAACATGAAAATCCGTCACTACGGTTACACATTTGAAGAGTTGCAAGAAACTATCAAGACAATGGTTGAAAAATTGCCTTTGACAGTTGAGTCACTTAACAAGTTCCGTTCAATTGAAATGGGTCAAGATCAAATGCTTGATTTTGCTAAAAAGGCTCTCGCCACTCGTTTCACAGATGAGGAATTGGATAACATTAAAATCGATTTGAAAGATTTGTTGACTCCAACTCGTAAAGAAGACAACGGTTCTGATTTGTGGAGTGTGTACAATGTAGTTCAAGAAAAATTGGTTCACGGAATGTTCAATTATCAGTATGGTGTTAAAACACGTAAAGCTCGTAAAATCAAGAACTTCAATAAGGACTTAGAATTGAACGAGAAATTGTATGATTTGGCTCTTGAGTACGTTCCCGCGTAAGGGAAGGTATTCAAGCTTGGTTTAGTAAAAATTAGTTCTTATATTTATCACATAATTAAAAATTGCTACTGTGGCGGAATAGGTAGACGCGCGGGACTTAAAATCCCGTGAACAGTAATGTTCGTGCCGGTTCGATCCCGGCCAGTAGTACAAATTAAAAAATTATATATTTATATCAAAATGAAAAAAGTATTATTTATCGCCGCATTGGTTACTTTGGCTTCTTGCTCAAATGAAACCTCAACTTCATCTAAAGATTCAGTTTGTGCTGATTCAACTTGTTCAGATTCTATGAACACAGATTCTCTTATTGAAAGTGTTAATGCTCACGCTGATTCACTTCATACAGAAATCCAAGAGTTGAAGAAATAATCTTCAAGCCCCCTTAGCTCAGTTGGTAGAGCTTCTGATTTGTAATCAGATGGTCGGCGGTTCGAGTCCGTCAGGTGGCTCAAAATGGCGGATTAGTGTAATGGTAACACATAAGGCTCATAACCTTAAATTGGCAGTTCGAGTCTGTCGTCCGCAACAAAATAACCTGTACCCTTGAAAAACTCGTATTTAAAGATAAGCAGGTTAGTTCCGAAATAAAAGGGTATTAGAATAAGGAACAAAGATATTAGCCCGAAGTACAAGGGAACGAAGATAGAGTAAGTCCTCTACGAAAGTATGAACCTCTCCAAATCGTGTGTTGGCACAGTTAGCAACTCTGGGGGTAATCTAAAAGTTGC